CGTCTATGGGCATCTCACAACTCCATTGTATTCTTGGTCGAAAACAATAGATTAGTGAGGTGCTCTTCTTTTTTCAATCACTTTCGAAGTTGAGAGTGGGGTCAATAAAGACAACTATGTATATGTATAAGGGGTTTGGAGGGTTTGAGGTAATGCGAGGTTATGTCTAAATACAATGATTGGTGCGCCCACCAAGACTCGAAGTTATAATATAAGTCACTGATAAATATATATTTATTATATTTATCAGTGGTTAATACCCTTATAGATACCCTTATTACTAAAAGTGGTGACTAACTAACGCTAGGTTTGGTCCCAAAGTCAGGATTAACACTCGTATCGCAATCAGGACTCACAATAGCATTAATTTTGGATTTTAACCACTTGTTTGGATTGCCCGGTAAATCGGGCTTAGGAAGAAACCCTGAGTTCAGTTTTCGATAAACAGTATTGTCAGACTTCCAGCCAAAAATATCTTTAATGTCGTTTGTCGTATAGTAAACGCCTGTCATGTCATTCTCCATCAAGCCATATTAAAAGAAACACTTGCCTCAACCTCAAACTCGGTTTTGCAGTCGCGGCAAGTCGCTGTTACCACTTCTCCATCCGTAACCTGATCTTGGCAGGTATAACCGCCGCCACATTCAGGACAATTAGCATCACCCATTAGACACCTCATCTAAACATTCACGCGCATTGCCAATGGCAGCACGCAATTTGATATTCTCGCCAGCCAAACTTTGGACTCGCTGCCGCAGTGTCGTTAAGTCTTGCTGATCCTTTTTGCGTGCCTCGTCATACTTATGAGAAAGATGGCTTTCGATGCGCTCAACAAACTTGTAGATGTATGGACGAAAACCCATCGAGCCATCATCAAGTTTTTTATGTTCAAGACCGCTGGAAAGCGCCATCTTGTCTATGCGTTCTTTATCCACCTTGCTTCTCCTTCATCGACTCAGCCTTACACTCTTCAAAGTGATCTTGCGCCCACTCAACCGCTGCATCTTCAAGGCTTTCGATATCATCGGCGTAAAACCATTTCTTTCGATAATAACCCCAGCCGCTAGTCCACGATCTACCACCTTCTCCAAAATGTATAGGTATGGGTGTGGCAAACTCAGCCAGAAAACCAAACTTGCCCGTGTGATACAACACCTCATAAACGTCCGATGGTTCAATATCGTGGGGTAGGTCTAGCAGATCGTAAATACCATCTTCTTCAAGCACAGCGTCCATCAAGTCTTGGCTTGGTCGTTCAGCCAAGCACATATAGATAGGGATAAACCTCTCGCACCTTACTTCAGCATCAAAAAACCTACCATTCACTTCTTTTTTATTATTCACAGCCGACTCCATCGCTTTCATCATCAATTGTAAGCATCGTAAATTCGACGGTATGTCCAACCTCGGTTAGAGACTCAGCCATTATCGTAAAAAGAACCTTATAGTCTTTCACGCCATATAAAATGTTTTCAGCAGCTTTATCATCTTGGTAAAGCTCAATGCCGCTTTGAGTGCCAATGTGCGTTAGTTCACGACCATCAACCGAAACGGTCCGGACAACCACTTTTTCACTATTCTTCTTCATAAAAAGCTCCCATGTTGAAATGCTTATTGCACCAAGCCTTTGCATCGTTAGTGTTGTCAAAATAAGCATCATCAACCACTTGCCCGCCAGCTTTCTTGATAGCGATGTACGGTGCTGGCGCGTCAGGTCTTGAACATATATGATAGCTATCGCCGTTATCAACCTCAGCAATAGCAGGCAAACCGCCTCGCTCATGCCGCCAATTAAGCAACTTAATATTATCTACTGCCTGCCGACACGCTTTGATCAAGTACGGCTTGTCTTTGATATTGTCGAAAACCCAGTCAAAGTATTCACGGTCTTTAGGGTGGCAAGCCACTTCTTTAATCGCCTTGCCATTATGCTTGCCAAAATCAAAAACGATAGGTGTTCTAGCTGATTCGCTGGCAAGATATAACTGTTCCATGCTGGTGAAGAACCCAATCTCGCATATCTCCTCCAGCAGCCATAGCGTAAACGTCACATCGTAACCAGCGTTATGAGCATTGCGGCAATACTGACGTGCCAGATCAGGATTAATCGCGTAGGTGAGTGCACCTAGTGAGTGACTATCCAAGTTCGGCAGCAATCGACGCGCCAGCGCTTGCGTGCAAATGCGTTTGTACTGGCTAACATCGACGCCAGCATTAGCAGCGACTTGGATATCGAAATCGACGTTATGGCCGATGATATAAGCCTCGCCAACTGGCAGATATTGCGGTACCACCATCTTATGATTGCGATAATCTTTTACGTCGTCTGGCGTAATGTGACTGACTGCCATTGCGCCATAACTGATTGCTCGGTCAGGTTTGCAGTTGACTGTGTGGCTGGCGATACTGCCTGTATCGTAAATAACCTCCGCTGATAAACAGTTATCAGTGTGGTCAAAATAAACATTTCGATACCCAAGCTGTGTCGCTTCAGCCTCTTTGCTAACATCGGTCGCCTCAAAATCTATAATCATTGCTGGCGTGTTCATACCTTTAATTCCTTATTATTCCGTTGAGCGCGAACCACAATATAGGACTCGCGCATATTCATATCAGCCGTGCCATTTCTAGCAGCGTCAAAAGCCATAGTAGCGGCTTCTGCGATGCTCTCATTCGTGCCAGCGCTTTGATAGTCGATAGTCGCAACTGCCTTATCGCCTTTGCTATTAAAGATATGCGCTGTGACTTTAAAGAGTCGCGGCTCGCTTAGTATCTCAGCGCGTTTAGCGTGCCACTCGCCAACAAACACTGAGCGGTTGCGTACCTCGTCACCGTCTAGCATGTTGTCGAGCGGTATGCGTAGATACCCGTCGTAGTATTCAGCCTTGCCAGCGCTGGCTTGATTAGCCTTGCGCTGTGCTACCTTCTTGCGCTTATCACGGTTTTTAGCTTTAGCCATTGGTTGCTCCTATGCAAACATATCCATTTGCTTTTTTGTTTTTGCACTCGACGCTAAGCTTTTGTAGTGCTTGTAAATAGATTGTGCGTCGCGCTGATCGATCCACGCGCAGTTGGTCAAGACATTGACCTGTACTTTCGACAAAGCTTCATCGACAACGTGCATATTTTCGATATAATCATCAACTGTTACCGTCACGCTATCTTGCATCTCGCTGTGCCAAGAGTTTGAAAAGTACCGCCATAACGACACCCTTACCTTATCTTCGTCGCACAGATGAAAGTAAAGATCGTACTTATAACTACTGGTCGGCAGGTGCAGCAAGACACTACCGATATCACAAGGTGGTTTTTTAAATAAAACCAAGTGACTAAACTTCGAGCATTCCAACAACTTATCGCTATCCATGCACCACCTCCAAACTTAACTCATACCAATCCTGCATCGTGTGCAGGCCATTTAAGATGCTGACTTGCTTAAATACGTGACGCATAAACCCAATGTCGTGACGGCCATGCCAGTTGTGCGGCATACAAGCGATAGCGGTGTTTTCGCAAAACTCATAAATCAGCGTCGGTATCGTGTAGCTACCAAGTTTTGGATAAAGCTTTTTGGTGACCGATGACATGCAAATAAAATCAAAAGCATCGACCGGCACGCCAGCGTTAGACAATAGCTGCATGATCTGCTTTGCGTCGTGACAGACGATATAGTCTGTCTCAACCTTGGCCATAACGTCACTTAAGACATTTTTGTAGTAGTCAGCACCGTCCAGCTCTCTGTGATGAATGCCGTACAAGCCTTTTTGCTCGCTTGTGATTGAGCGCCTTACATAACAGAGATGATGGCTTTCTTCCCAAGGCTTCTTGGGGTTTACTTCAATAACGCCCTGATTTGTATCAGTGAACATGATCTGCGACGATGCCACCTGCGTCGCTTGGGCGTACCTGGTTGTGTCGGTCGCCTTGATGTCGATAATTGTTGCCGTTTTTGTGTTCATAGTATTTTTTCCGTAGCAAGCTAAGTAGGGACCGCTTACGGCGGTGAGTCGGATTTAGAATTTACTCGCATACGAGATTCGCTTTCGGCTTGTCTGCCTCTTACTATTACGGTATGCCGAGAGATAGTTAGCAGTCCTCATATCTCCAAAGCATTCTAGGCTTGCGCCTGTGCTGCTGCCGAACTGGTTATTCCAATAAGTTAAAACTGACCGTCAAGCCAGCTTGCGCTCGTCACAGTAAATAGGCGTGTTATCTTTGTGCCAAGCCTTATGACACGGATCGCATAACCACATAACATCCAGCGGCTTGTTGTAGTCGCAATGATGGCCGTGTAGGGCTGACTCATTGCTGCATAACTCGCATTGACTGGGCTTATGCAATCGACCATCACGGACAGCGTTGTTTACTAGGTCGTGAGCTTTATAGCTACTAGAGTTTCGCTTTCTCCACTCCTTAACACTTGCTTGTTGCCTATCTTTGCCTTGCTCGGTTTGAGCGTACTCTTTGCGAGCTTGCACACGATGCGGTAGGTTAGCTCTGTCACGGTCAAACTGCTTATAGTAATCGGCGTTTTTAGCTCGATTGGCTTTAACCCTGCTGCGTATGCACTCTTTACAATCGCCAGTGCCATTTTTACGAATAGCCGATTGGTAAAATTCATCGGTCGGCTTGTCGGTTTTGCAGTATCTACAATTAATCATTACAGCCTCCTAGAATGGGATTTGTTCATCTACTGGACCACCGCCATTCATGGCAGGGTTGTTGGCTGGCGCGTTGTTCTGGTTTTGATGCCCCTGCTGGTTCTGAGTAGATCCGCCACGCTGATAGGTGACGCCGTTATTCTGCTGACCGCCTTGTGGCTGGCTAGTACGTTGATTGTTATAGCCGCCTCGATTGCCGCCCATCTGTGCATCAACTTCCTTTTCTGACTTCTGCGAGTAACCAATCAGGCGCTCCATCTGCACCTCAATCTGCTGTGGCGGTGCCTGGTCCTTTTGTTCTTGCAAAGTCTGGCGCTTCTGATTGAAGGCGGCGAACAGCTGCGTCTTCTTGCGCTTCTCACCGTTGTAAATTTCAAACTCATCAATAAACAGACCAGTGAAGTGCTTGCCCATTAATTCATTGGCCACCGTCATCTGAGTTGGGACCACCTTGCCAGCCGCAGCATCGTACTTGTCGATATTAGCTTGCGTTGGGGTGAGTGTCGTAACGCCAGTGACCGCCATAATGCTTTGTAGCTGGTTGTAAAAGCCTTCGATATAACTGCCGTCTTGCTTCATAAACCAAAGAGTGAAGTAACCTTTCTGACCATCTTTGTTGAACACATCAAAAGCCATGCCGGTTGTGCCAGTGTTGTTTGATACAACAAACTCAGCGCGGCCAATTTTGACTAGCTGCTCAGTATTGCCATCAAAAAACATACCGCCACCGGTGTTGGCTTTAAGGGCTGCTGTTTCGTTTAGCTGGATAGTAGGGAAGTTCATAAGTAAATCCTTAAATTAAAGTTAGGCTGTTTGCGCCTGTTGATTAGGGTTTTTTGCAATGCCATAGAAGTCGCAGATTGCGTCATCTACAGCGTTTAAATCATTCGGTATCAACTCACTGTTAAACATTTCATGCGGCGTTTTAACAGTGGTGGTGCCGTCATTCTTGGTCATAAAGTAATGTTCGCCATTACGAATGGTGGTTTGCAGTACGATAGTCACCATGCCTTCAAGTACAATCTTTTCATCGAGCATCTTGCCCATCGTTTTAATCTTCGTCTTGCCTTCCACCTCTTCGATATGCGATAAAATGTAGATGCGTTGGTCAGGGTGCGTATTATTGATAGCCGTGTTCAGAATGTTCCAAGCGTTCTGACCAATCCGATTAAAGCGCTGGAATACTGAGTTGCCACCACCTTCATCGGTCACACCGCGCATAAACTCATTGGCCATGATGTACTGGAAGTCATCGATAATCACGATAGGCGCTTGAAAGGTTGGCAAACGATCATTAATCTCGTAAGCATTATCCGTGTTCAGCTTTCTAAATTGCTTGCCGGCTCGAAAGGGTAGCGGCTTACCCATGACGTTGATAACGCCACATAGCGACGGGTCGAGATTTTGCATACTAAAAGACTTGCCCGAACCGCTATTACCTAGAATTAAAGTCACGATAGCCATTAGTTACTCTCCTCACTAAGACCAAACACGCTATCAAACTGCGCTAGCATCTGGCCCATCATTTGTTTTTCATCTTCACTGGCTTGCTCGCTGATATTGTTCGCGAACCAGTGCTGCTCTTCCTGATCCATCCATTCCCATGAGGCTTGATCTTGTTGATACTCACTCATAATTGGCACTCCATCTTATTCGCATGCCATGCAATGCTTTCTGTGAGTAATATCGACTTATTGAGGTCGCTATTTTGTGTATTGGCTGGATTGCGATTATTGACTATTGAATTAACCGCACGCGGTATAAGCATCAAGTTGTCGATATTGCAATTAGTTCTATCGTTATCCAGAAACCGCAAGTTATAACCCTTCTTTAGCTTTCCGTGATGCGCTTCCCAAACCACTAACTGCTTGAGGCGGAATTTGTTAGGCTCTGCGACTTTCACTGTGACATAGCCGTCATCTCTTATTCGTTCGTAGCCCACAGGCTTATGGTTGTGAGGCACGCTTCCTTTTTTGAATGAAGTTTTGTTAGCACCCATGTAACCAGTAACGCCTTTATTCCATGACTTCTGACCTTTCTTCATGCGAGTATCGCGGCCATTTGCCCATTTATTTCTTTTGCAAAGACCAGTGATGTTTTGCTGAGCAACATTGCGATTAAATTTTGCATTAAACTTTTGAGACAGCTCTTTTCTGCTGATACCTGCCTGATTAACTTCTATCCATGCCAGCTCAATATCAGAATAAGCAATAGGGGCGCGTTTGCGACTATCATGGCTCATAGGTAACTCCTTGCGGCATCAAATACTCTTCGAGTTTTGCGGGAGCATGGTCTGCTATCAACTTGGCGCGTTGATTAACCACTCGCTCACCATCAATAATTTGCGCTGCAATCAAAGCAACCGCCTTGCTTTTCTTAACCTCTAAATCCAAGTCTTTCTCTTCCATATCTGGATTTAAAAGGCGTTCCAACTGGTCGTGCAAGTGGCCATTTAAGGCATTGGTACTTCTGTCCTTACTCATGACTTTCTCCCATACGCTTCCGCGATAACCTTGTTTGCATGTGCCGCTGTTTTGGCTTTGTCTGACATCTCGTATTCAACATCATTCAAATCAGCATCAAAATCACTGTCCTCGTAGTAACCCGCCAGCATCAACTTGTGACGCTCGACTTGTGCATCTTGATTTGCAAATTCGCTGTCTACAGCGTTTGGCGCGACTGCAAAAGCAATGACTGACCATGTTCCAACGGCTGCCAGTAATAGGCTGGCTAGTAACTTGCTCACATTGCTCTCCTTAATTCACTACTGGTTAATGGGTTGCCTGTCTCGCTGACTGGCACTGCGTATAGGTGCGGCACACCAAGGTCGGATATAAACTGCGTACCGTGAAAGCAATGAATGTACGTGACAAACATTTCATCAATTGCATCTGCATCACTAACATCTGACACAGCGCATAAAATCAAACTGTCATCATGGTTGCGGCCACGTAAGGCGTCTTTTGCTAATTCTGAACCTGATAGTTCGATTGGGCTGGCGTGTCTGCCAGTGTTGATTCGTTCTAATAAACCTGTCATAATCTAATTACTCCGTAGTAGAGTGTTATGCCCCGATCAGTTCATGCTGATTGGGGCTTTTTTATGCCTGAATTTTGACGTTAAGCGCAGCGATTAAAGCGTCGGCGTGTTGCACTGCTGACAGCGCTATCTGAACGCTACTCACTTGCTTGCCAGCGTGGGCTTGAATAAGTCCTTGCATTGCTGATGCGGCTAACTGGTCGCTAAACTCTGCCCCATATCCTCTATTGCTGCTTTTACCGCGTTGACTGTGTAGATTGATGTTGCTCTATACGCGTTAAGCACCCTTATATCTACTTCGCTCATGCGTTCTCCTGATTCAAAGGCTTTGCTCTAACAGCGTGGCAATCTTCGCCGTATTGTTCGCGCAAATCCTCCATGCGCTCATCAACATCATGAACCCATTCAGTTGTGGTAATTTCTTCGCCGCTATCAAGAAATACCGTAAATTCAAATTCCATGCTTTTATCTCCGTAGTAGTGGTCATAGACCGTTGGTTAATTCAGCATTGACAGCTAGTGATCGCTGCGTCGTCTGCGTTTTGCCTTGCGATGTGGTTGTTCTTAACCAGTAACGCTATGTTCGCATATACGAACCAAACTGTCAAACACTTTTGTTCTAAAAAGCGAACTATTTTCACATAGGCAATAAAAAACCCCGATATACGGGGCTTTGAGTGTTAAATTATTTTAGCTTATCTATAACGAGTATATTTACTATCTACAACGCCAACCAAGTTGCACTCGGTCATGGGCTGCATTTTTTGGTCAGGCCAATCAGGGTTAAGTGGTTTTAAGTACATATCATCATAACCATTGCCCATAACAAGCTGCTTAAACGTGGCTTCCGTATCGTCGTTACATTGCACAATGACCAGATCGCCGTCTTTTAAATCCCAAGGTGTTATGTTTGGCTCAACGTAAACAATTTCGTCAGGCTTAAATTCAGGCCACATACTACGACCTCGAACCACTAATCCAAACGCCATATCAGATAAATGCGCGGGCTTTGGAATCCAGTCTATAACATCATCTAACGTGGTCGGCATAACCTCCGCCCAGTTTCCCGCGGCTACCCAACTGATAACTGGCACCTCGCCATTCATAGCATGGTCAACATCGACACGCTCAGTGCCTAGTGGGGTTAATCGCTCGCTAGGCGCGTTATTCATGCTACCCACACCTGTTAGCAGCCAATCAGTATTGCAGCGCAAATATGCCGCTAATTTGCTCGCATACTCGCCTGATGGTTTGGTGCTGCCATTAACCCAACTGCTAATAGTCGCCTTACCTGCGCCAGTCGCCCTCTTTATGTCAGCTTGGCTTACTTTTAGCTCCGACATTCTTTGATTGATTCTATCTGCTGCGCTATTCATAAGTATTCCTCCTGTTTGTTCGCATATCAAAACATAAATGCTTGACATATTCTCGAACAATGTGTTCTAATATACGAACATTAAGCGAACGGGAATACGAACATGACTTTCGATGATTTATTAGATTACTTCGACGGTCAGAGCTATAGAGACATAAGTAAGCAACTTGGCGTCCCTATCGGGCAACTGACCTATTACAAACAAAACGGAATCCCTGAAGGACGGCAAGCAATTATCGAACTTCAAACCAACGGCGATTTAAAGGCCGATATTCCAAAACTTATAAAGCTAGAGGAGGCCTAACCATGTACGACAACCCACGACACATCAAAGACCACAGGGTCAATGCTCGCTTTAATGATGATGAAATTGAAGCGATAAACAGCGTAGCGAACCTAACCGGATTACAAAAAAGCACTTTAGTCCGTAAAGCCACGCTACGTCTGGTCGAAGAACTTAAAGCAGAGTTTGAACGAAATCTATCAGGCATGGAAGACGCAGTTTAGGCGTTTTTAGGTAACCGAAAGGAGGGCTTATGCCTGATATACCAACACATTTTAAGGAAGACGAGATAGACGACATCAAATGGGCGGCAAACCAACTTGGCATGACGGTAGATGAGTTTACTGCTCACGCAGCCAATCAACTTGTTAAGAAGTCAAAAGAAGATATGCGTAAGCGTATCGAGAACCCTAAATCAATAAGGATCATCGAGTAGATGATTTTCGGTAACCGAAAAGGTGACAAAAATGGAACTAATACTAAGCGATTTATTTAGCAGCAACGAAGCCAAGATGACCAGTCTTGATATTGCCGAGTTGGTAGGCAGTCGTCACGACAAGGTTAAACAGAGTATTAAGCGGCTATCAACCAATAACAAGCATCGCAACGCGATTATATCCCAACCCCCAATGGTGGATGGGATTAAATCAGCAAATGGCGTGGTGACTCAAGTGTATGTTTTCCAAGGCGAAAAAGCCAAGCGCGACAGTCTTGTAGTAGTTGCTCAATTATCCCCTGAATTTACGGCCGACATTGTTGACCGCTGGATTTATCTCGAAAAGCAAAACCTATCATTAACCAAGCAGCTTGAATATTGGCAGAGAAAAGAAATGGTCGATTTTGCAGAAGGCTCCTTCCACGGCCACGGTCTAGCCAAGCGCAAAGAAACCAAGAAGTTAAACAACGGCAAGATCGAAGAAATCAAAATCAAGATGCAACCAAGACTGGAGGGTATGAAATGACTGAGCAAGACATTCAGGCGTGGGAGCGTGAAATCAAACACGCTGAGAAGATGCAGGAGCAGCGCAAAAGGCAATAAAAAACGCTCATCAGGGCAAACTGAGAGCGTTTCAACAAAACTAAACCTAGAAATTGGAGTATATATCTATGAACAACATTATGCAAGTAACTGACATTAGCAAAACAATGAGCAGTCGTGAAATCGCAGCGCTCACCAAGAAAGATCACTCGCATGTCATACGCGATATTCGGTCAATGCTATCACAGATAGATGATCCATCTATGGATGATGCTGATTTTAAAGAGGTTTTTGATAGTCGCGGCTATACGTCAGAGATTAGTTTAAACAAAGACTTAACGCTCACTTTAGTCGCTGGCTATAACTCACGTTTTAGATATACGGTGATTAAGCGCTGGCAAGAACTGGAGGCGCAAGCTAGCCAACCGGTCATGCCAGCACTACCTAACTTTACTAATCCAGCAGATGCAGCGATTGCATGGGCAGAAGAATATAAAGCTAAAGAAGCGGCACAAGCTCAGGTCACAGAGTTAAAGCCTAAAGCAGCGGCATTAGACACGCTCAGTCACGCTAAAGGCTCTCTTGGCATACGTGAGACAGCAAACACGGTTGGCATACCAGAGCGCAAGTTTATAGCGCGTTGTACCGATGAAAACAAGCCAGTGTCATCAAGGTTTATGTACCGCGATGACAAAGGCAAGTTAAGGGCTTACTCGCACCGTATCAAGCAAGGCTTTATGACTCAAAAAATCACAAGCTATGCAGGCAAGAACGGTAAAAACCTTGTGACAGTGCAGGTTAAATTTACTGCAGCAGGCGTGGCTAAGATTGCAGAGATGCTTGAGAAAGAGCGCAACAAAGAATTGGAGGCGGTATGAGATTCAGAGACTACCAAGCCGAACAACAAGAAAAATCCATTCACGTTGATACAAGGCAGCCTATTGGTGAGATTACACCAGCAACTATCTGCAATGGTGTTATTAAGTGCCAGTTATGCGACCAAGATGCGAATAGCGACTACATAGATCAGGATGTTTTTGTTTGTTTGCGCTGTGCAGACTTAATTAGCAATATTTCTGCATCAGACTTTGGCAGAAGCTCTTTTTCGTTAGCCACATGGGATAGAAATGATTTATTTGGGCGTGGCAATCATAGAGAGAAGCTAAAGGATTCTGTTAAGAGGTCTGTGCTTGAAGCTAGCGACTATCGCTGCATTGCTTGTGGTGCAAGTAAGAACCTATGTATCGATCATATTATGCCGGTAGCAAAAGGCGGTAGTAACGATATAGAAAACCTGCAAACACTTTGTCGGTCGTGCAACCGACAAAAAGGCACCAAGACTATGCAGGAATGGGAGGCCTCGAAATGAGATACCACGGTCGTATTAACTATGTTAAATGCCACGAGTGGGGTTTAAACGTCGCTCAAGGCGCTTTGTTTGACTTGCTTAACGAATCTAGCTCATGGGCTAAAACGCATATCGTAGGCGAAGATGTTTACTACTGGGTTTCACGAAACAAGGTACTGGATGAACTGCCAGTCGTCTATAAAAAAGCCGACACTGTTTATCGTAATTTAAAAGTTTTAGAAGAAAAGTGCTTAATTGTGTACATCAAAGAAGGCGTAAAAGACCTTGTTATGTTGACTGAAAAAGGTAAGACATGGAACGCAAAAATCAACTCGGATTTAAATCCGAGTAACGGTGAAACGGACAAAAACACGGATATAAATCCGAGTAAGGTCGGAAATAAATCCGAGAATACAGGTAAAAACACGGATGTAAATCCGACAGATAAGGATACCAATATTAATAAGGTTACCAGTAATAAGAATACCAGTGACAGTGATAATTCAGGTGATTGGATTGATGAAAGTTTTGAAGAGTTCTATGAACTTTACCCAAACAAGAAGGGCAAGGGACAAGCAGAGAAGACTTGGAATAACGTATTCACAGGTAAAGGCAGCCACAAGAAACCAAGCAATCCAGTTGAGCTTTTTGAAACGATCATGATTGCTGTAAAAGCACAGACACCCATCATTCTTGCTTCAGAACCACGTTATAGAAAACATCCTAGCACTTGGTTGAACGCTAAGGCGTGGCTTGATGAGATAGAACACCCACAGCCAACAAACAACTTTCAGGGGAACGGATATGCAAACAACCAATCAGCTAACAACAAACCTCGCAGAGAAACTACAGAAGAATACAAACAGCGGATGCAGCGAGAGTTTAACGAAGAGTTTGGAATCGAAGTACAGCCCGACAGCCATACAGACTGCTACAGCTAAAGTTTTAAATCTTTTTGCAGAACTCAAAGAAGAGTACGGCGCATTGTTTGACAACAAAGAACATCGTTACACGCCAGCCAAGGCACGCGAATGGGCAGTTGAGCTACTAGAGTCAGGTATCAACGGCGAACAGTACCAACGTGGACGCTGGCAAGCAATGAAGCAGCAGGATTATCCAGTAGAGCGAGCTTACAAGTTTATCAAGCTATGCAAGCAAGGTGAGATTGATACGTACCCCTCAGCCACAGAAGCTTTTGATAACGCTTGCAGTCAAAGCGGCTTGATCGAAGACAAGTACGTCAAGCGTCAGTGGCTCCACGATGTCGTACAGCTAACAGCGCACAGAGTTGGCATGGGTAGGCTCAAAACCGCAGACAACAAGTTTCTGAGCTATTTCAGCAAGGTTTATGAGCAGGTTTGCAGCGAGCATGAGGCTGGCACGTTGTCTTTAGTGCCAGTAGAGCGTCAGATTGCACACAGTCATCATCCAGTGCAGGCAGGTAGTGAGGTGGATAAGAAGATCAGTGAGCAGTTGGCAGAGTTGCGGAGGGTGGCGGTGTGAAGCTAATACTAGACCCTTGTTGCGGCAGCAGAATGTTTTGGTTTGATAAAAAGGATGAACGAGCGGTGTTTACAGACAAACGCAGTGAGCAGCACACGCTATGCGATGGCCGCGAATTGATTATCGAGCCAGATATGGTAATGGATTTTACCGACCTGCAGTTTGATGATGAGCAGTTTCACATGGTCGTTTTTGACCCGCCTCACTTGCGTAAAGCTGGCAAGGATTCATGGATGGCACTCAAGTACGGCAAACTCGATGAAACTTGGCCAATTATGATCAGAGATGGTTTTGCGGAATGTTTCAGAGTGCTTAAGCCCAACGGCACATTGATATTCAAGTGGAATGAAGATCAGATTCCAGTAAAAGACATTTTGGCACTGACAGACCAAAAGCCAGTAGTCGGGCATCGTAGCGGAAAGCGCTCAAACACTCATTGGATATGTTTTTTGAAGGAGGCAGTGTGAAGGCGATAATACTAAATGATGCTGAAAAAATAGGCGTCATTACTGGCAGAGTAACTCAGGCAAGAATGCCGATACCGCCTGATAAATACCCTAGTAGCGGATTGCACCACCCATCATTGGGGATTGATAGCAGGGTAGGTATTGGTACTGGTTTAAATATCAAAGTAACTGGCATTAGGATTGAGCGCATACAGGACATAAACGAGCAGGACGCTAGAGCTTGTGGATACCCTAAGCGCAAGGGCAGAAAAAGCGACCAGTCTCAGTTAAGCCTTGTGGATGATGTTCGTTATTTTGATGATGTGTGGGACGAAAAGTACGGTCTAGGTGCTTATAAGAACAATGATTGGGTCTGGGTTATTGATTTTAAGAAGTGGGGTTAGGTATGAGTAAACCAGACAGACACTTCATTGCCTTCGTGCATATCGACATGCCTTGGTGCAGCAGCCCGAAAGCATGGCAGCCAGTTTCTAACGATATTGTCTTATTTGAGCAGCCGGACATGCCAGCCTATGACGATATTGTGAGTGCCGTTAAGCAGGCGTGTCCAGCAGCGGTTGGCGTCGTGCTGAATAATTTGCATGAGATCAGCCACACGGATTTTTTAAGTTTTATTAAGGGTAGCAAGGATTGGGAGGTGAGTGCGTGAAGAAGGACCCAGCCGACTACACGCCAGGCGAGCAGAAGTACCTAGCTCGCCAGCAAGCGCTCAAAGCTGGCAAGCCGAACGCCATGACGTACTTTAAAAACGTCGCAGTGACCAAGGCAGGAGATTTCGTGATTGGTTTGACATACAACATCGATTTACAGCGTTACTCATGTAGCGCGATTGAGATTGACGGGGTGAGATTTAATGATCCGTGTCGGTGGGGTAAAGACGGTATCGCATTAGATAGTGATTTAAGCGACTTGGTGACGGGTTCGGTACATACATCAGTCAGAACGATTTAAAGACGAAGGAGGGTGTGAAATTGGCACGTAAAGCAGCAATTAGATGGTCGAATATCACTGAAAGTAAGGTTGGTCAGGCAAACGCTGCAAAAATAGCGCGATTATGGCCCGCAAAAGGCGCTAAAAAATCTAAGCATAATAATATTCCAGTCGTCATCGACGGCATAAGATTTGATAGCACGGGTGAAGGGGACCGCTACTGTCACTTAAAGCGATTTGAGAGGCAGGGACGGATCAGAGACATACGTTTGCAAGTACCGTTTGAGCTGACCCCTACGATGCGTGATGAGGCTGGCAAGATAACGCACAGGGCTATGAATTATATCGCTGACTTTGTTTATTTTAATATCGAAAAAGATTGCGAGGTGGTAGAGGACTTTAAGGGCAGGCGCACTAGAACTTATATCGATAAATCAAAACAGATGGCCCATAAGTACGGGATCATCATTTACGAAACCACGGTTAAAAACAATAAGGAATTTATTTTATGAGTGATGTTAAGAGGGGTTTTAGCTTTAACGTAAATAATTCGCCAATAACTACGGTTGTGGCAGATGGCAAGTTGTGGTTAGCGTTCTACCAGCTTGGTGAAGCGTTAGGGGTGGGTAATTTGCGTAAATCATTAACCAACCATGTGACTGACAGTGATCTGACTTACTTTTTGATGGAGAACGAGCATAGCGGCTTAAACCGCCATAGATTCATATCTGAAAAAGGGTGTTTCAGCATATTGCAAGGGCGGCGTGATGGTAAGACAGACAGCTTGAGATTGGCTATTAGGGATAGCATTGTGCCAGCGCTTAAAGCTGATCGGTTAAATATTGATCCTATTGATGTCGATAAAGATGCTGATTTAAACATCTATTATTTTAATCTTAATAAAAAAAGATTAACGGCTGTCTTTATAGATAACGATATTTATTTTAGGAAAGGCGATGTGGCAGAGATTATTAAGATACACCAACCCGCTTTTGATAAGTATGTTAGAGAGCATGCCACTAAGAAAAGTGCTTGTTTATTAAATATACCTAACAAGGTCAATGTAACTACTAGAGCGTCTTTTGTAAGCAATAACGGGCTACGCCGCATTTTGATAGATAGGGGTGGCCAGCTTTGTGATGACTTGCGACAGTTTATCGCTATGACTGTTGTGCCTAAGATGACGCCCGCTATACCTGAGTCGCTGGCTAATGATAGCGAAGTAAAGACAACTATACCAAAAAAAGACTGCACAGCAACGTCTTGCCCGCTATGTGAAAGTCGGTGTCAGGCTGGCTCGACGGATAGCGGGTTTATTACGAATAACGGTGCTTGTTTAAGGTGTTGTTTTGGTAAAGGCAAGGAGGAGATTCAGGTAATGCTATTGGCTAAAGAAAAATTGAAAGACGACACATTCAACGATGACACGCCAGCGCAGACGTTTGGTCAATCGCTCAATGTTAGGTTTGATGCTGCTGTGGGTAGTGATAGAGGTGCGGCGTTTTTCAATAAGGCGTATGACGCTGCAAGCGAGCGCATGAACGAGCACCAGTTGAGCGTGGAGTGTGATGCGCCCAAAGCCGCGCAGATACTCAATGAGGCAGTGGCAACAATGGTTGAACGTGGCAAGTCATACGATAAAAATGGCAATGGTGCTGAACGTAGCATGGATAAGATTGTAGCTATGTTTGAGGCGTTGACGAGTATCAAGATGACACCAGCACAAGGTTATAAGTTTATGGCGTGTCTCAAGCTGGCAAGGTCAGAGCAGGGCGAGCACAAAGAAGATAATTATCTTGACGGTGCCGCTTACATGGCGCTGGCAGGTGAGGCGTCTTGTAGCGAGGTGAGCGCATGAATAAATTAATCACCAAAAGCTTGATAGCGTCAATGCCCCGCTGGGTTAAATGCTTAACTGTAGATAGTAACGGCAAGTTATGGGGTCACGAGGCTAGCAAGGCAGATTTGGAGTGCAACAAAGCTCGCCATTATTGCGTTGATATGAGTAAGCGTGAGCAGTGTTTTGGACAAGGGTTTGACCGTAGGGATTGGCAGCACAGGGTTTTTGCGGTAGCACATAAATAAAAAACGTCCAAGCTGGCAGGCAAGGACGTTTGGATATTACATAAGTTTTTGATCTGAACAACGATAGCGAGTTGATTATATCTGCATTGCAAAGTGGCTGCAATGTTCATTATCTCAGGGATGCACTATGGCTAAGCGACTAGGTTTTACTAAGCGTGATTTAAAAAGTATTAATGTGACTGTCGGTCTAAACTTGGCAGCGGCAAGGCGTAACGCTGGCATGAGTCAAACAGAGGTCATGCAAGCGGTATGGGGTGTGTCAAACAATCGCAATCGCATCAGCGAGATTGAAAACGGCAAGCACAATCTATCGCTGGCAGACCTTCTTATTTTTCAAGATTTATATGGGCAATCAATGGATTATATCCTAGGCTTATCATGTGAGCCTGAGCTTGATATGCTGGCAGGTACGGTCAATCATGTGGTTAATCAGTCTCAAAGTCTTATTCAGATGCTAACGACTGAGCTTGCCAGCGTCATGGTGACTCATGTTAAATCTATCTGTAAAAACGACCACGAAGCATTGCTGGCCAGCGCAAAAAGGCTTTGCCAGACTGCTAAGACTGATAGCGCTAACACGGTAGTGGGTAGCCCTACTTATCAGGCGATAGGCGATGTTATGCAGGTTATTAGAGATATCGAGGTTAAGCAGGCAAGACAGGTGCAAGCCGTTGATATGCAGATGGCACAGATAGCCGCGCGTGTCGATAAAGAGGATCGACATAGATTGCTTGCAGATCGTGATAAGCATTATCAGTACAGCATACCGCTAGCCAAGCCTAAGACCTTGAATGACGATAGCTTTACCGCTAACCCTGACGATGTGTTTGTGGGGGTGGATTGTGGCTGATTATATTACTGATGATGTTTGGGAGTCGGCACAATTAATATGGGAAAACACACCAATCATTACTGACAGAGAGCTTGCTGACCAGCTTACCACTCATTTTGGTGAGGATGCGCCTAAGTCTCATACTTCGGTTGGTAGGAGGCGACGCAAAGAAGAGTGGGTTAAAAACAACCTCGTATCACCTAAAAAAAAGAGCATCAAAGGCAATAAAAAACACGCACCAAGCGAGCAAAACAAGCAGAATACTACGCACCAAAAAGCACAAAAAACAAAGTTGGTGCGCTCTAAAACTAATAAAGCACAAAATGACCAAAAACCACGCACCAACGCACCAAAAAACGAAGTTATTAAGAAAATAACCGACAATATTGTCATGAGCGCAAAGCAACGCGCCACCATGATTATTAAACACCGTAAAAGATGGGAAAAACAAGGCGATATTCAAGACAATGTGGTTTCACTTTCGCTCAGTTTGCTTGATGATTTAGAGGACATAGACGCTGATCCTGAGACCATACAAAAAAAGATAGCAGTGATAAATATTTTGGCCAACGCGCTCGATGTGACCACTCGTGCTTCAAAGACAATAAGCGAGGTAGAATTGCCTTTATGCGGAATCACCCCAGAGGACTTTAGCCAGTCCGATCAAGAACGTCGCTTAGGAGCGCTTGAGGCATTGGGTGATATTGACGGGCAAGAACGAGAAGCAAGGGATAGATTGAAGGCTGAGCTTGATGATAGGCTTGAGTGGATTAAGGAGACAGCCAGTAGCGGCGACTTTGGGCGCACGCCTGAGCCAGACGATGACGACGACATAGAAGAGATAGACTATACGCAAGTTGACGACTAAGGAACACCAAGGCGCTTAAACGCTGGCAAGTGCGATAATTGAGTGACTTAACACACATACAGGCACTCAATTATGACTACCCTAAATTACGATGCTAACGGCTTTATCGTTGGCATTAATCGCATGAAGGACGGGATTGATAACGTCCATGATGATACGCAAGAGATCATTCAGATACTCAAGAGCCAAAACCAAATTGGCAACACACGAATGCGAGAGCTTACCCGCGCTGTTAAATCCGCAAACTATCGTAGCGAATCACAAGCCAGCGCAAGCATAAGTCGCACGCGCTCAAGCTCGCTCGATAGACGCCCGCGTATACCCTCTTCAGCTAGTACCGATGGCACCAATAACCGTAATAGCAATAGATCATCTAGCGGTTCAGCTAGTCGCTCAACGATTAGCCGTGCCAGCTCAAGCGCAGCTGATCGTGGTAGCAATTCATCCGGCTCAAGTAATCGCAGTACAAGCTCAAGCAACAACTCACCCGATAATGCTCGACGTGAGCGTGATGCCAATGGGCGCTTTATATCGGATGGTAGTAATAGCAAAAGAGGTTTTGGCTTGCCTGGTGGTATGGGCGGCCTTAGTAATGATGTTAGCGGCATGGATCCGATGCTTGATAGTATTAGAGAGGCTAAAGAACTGCTATCTCCTATCGGACGCGCTGGCAAGCTTGCCGGACGCGGTGCTAAGTTCAGTTGGTCAAAGTTTAAGTCAATGAAGCGCCGAGAGCCATTGCCTAACGATGAGACGCGCCACAATCGTGAGAATGAGAAGTTATTAGATAAAATATGGAAGGCGATTAAAAAGCAAGGCAGTGGTGGTTCTGGTGGCGGCTTACTGGGTGGCTTACTGGGTGGCGGTGGTCGCAACAGACGCGGTGGTCGTGGTCGTCGCGGGCTTCTTGGTAGACTAGGCGGGTTAGGTGGCGGCTTAGTAAGAGGATTGGGTAGAAAGCTACCTTATATTGGGGCAGCGATTGGGGCAGGTTCGCTTGCTATGGATTGGGACGGCCTCAATCACAAGGAGAAGAGCGCAGGTGTGGGCGGTGTTGCTGGTGGTGCTGGCGGCGCATTGGCAGGGGCAGCAGCAGGCGCGACCATAGGTTCGGTTGTGCCAGTTATTGGCACGGCTATTGGTGGCATTATTGGCGGTGGTGTTGGTTACTGGCTTGGTAGCGGTGCAGGTGAAGCATTAGGCGCAGCGGCATCCCCTTATATTGAGGATTGGACGAACTCTATTACTGCTTATAACTTGCCTAAGAAAATGAGTGATACGTGGAATAATGGGGTTAAGCCGTTTTTTTCTAAGATATTAAAGACGGCTGGTGACTTTGGATCGTGGGTTAAGGACTTGCCGGCAGGTATTAAAGACTTCTTTGGGTTTGATGGTGGCGGCAATGGCGCTCCAGCAGGAGAGGCGTTAAGGGCGGCAGACTACGCTATAAAAAATGCGGCTAATGAATCACTTGGCAAATGCGCTGAGTATGTTAATAACGCTTTTCAAGCGCAAGGATTAAAAGCTAGCGGCCACGGCGTTGATGTAGCAACAAATCTACGCAAGGGCAATGAAGGTAAGTTTGAGGACGTGGCCTATGATGAAAACTACCAACCGCAAGTTGGTGATGTTATGAGTATGCCATCAAGCAAGAAGTCTAAGCATAACTACGGTCACGCCGCGATCTACACTAAAGACGGTTGGGTTTCGGATTACAAGCAAGGCGAGAAGTACGGCAATACCGCAGCGCCTAACTCCGATTACTACGAGGATATCCAGTCAGGACGCATCAAGCCAACTATTAGCCGTATGATTAATAGCGAGGCTGTAGCAGCACCCAGAAGCTCGTCTACTATCGCTAAGAGTAACCAAGCGATGGACTTCTTTATGAGCAAAGGGTGGACGAAAGAGCAAGCCGCTGGACTCGTTGCTAACTTACAAAAAGAAAGTCAGTTCGATCATAAGGCAAGTGGTGATAGTGGTAAAGCTTATGGCGTGGCTCAGTGGCATCCAGATAGACAAGCTAATTTTAAGAAGAAGTACGGTAAGAATATCAAACAAGCAACCTATGCCGAACAACTAGATTTTGTTGACTATGAGTTGACTAAGGGCACAGAGCAGGCTGCTGGCAAGCGATTACGTAAGGCCACTAATGCGGCTCAAGCGGGTTCGGTGGTATCGCAGTATTATGAGCGCCCAAAAAATGTAGAGAGTGAAAAAAGAGAACGTGCCGCGATTGCTGCTGGCATTGCCAATAGCCACTCAGTAAATACCAGTATTGCTAATAAGGCGAAGCCTAGTAGTAGCGCCACAGGCTTTAGCCTTGGTGGTATGACCAGTGCAAGCAGTCTTGCATCAACCGGTAGCTACAAACCTGCTAACTTGCCAGCCACACCCGTGCTAAAAATACCCGCCATGCCTAAGATTAAAGAACGACTAGACAGTGGTGGCAGCAATAAACCTGTTATATTGCAATCAAGTAATGATACAATTAATCAAAATTTGTCGGATAGAGGGTTAGCACATGCGGTTACAGGCGGCTTTGGTCAAGATAGGATGTGGGGTTAGTTTGTCATTGAGCTTATTCACGCCAGCGCTGGCAAGTGATGACTACAACTGTACGCAGTTAATGTATGAGCATGGGTTGGCTACTTCAGCGCAGCTATATTGTGGATATGAAGATTACAGTGAGGCTGTAATTAGTAAAGCCAGTCAATGTATGGCACTCGCAGAAGATCATGGGGAGTCAGATCGATTGAAAGAAACTTTAAAAGAAGGGTTGGCTGATTTTCAGGCAGAGTATGAAAATGCCAGTAATAAAAAAGAGATATGTAGTGTGTTTGCCGATCAGTTTCCACTATTTGTAAGACCGTAAAAATATAAGTTTATGAAGAAGGGCTTGCGTTTAAGGCGCAGCCCTATTTTTTTAACTAAAATTAAGAGAGTCCAATGAAAGGTTCTTCAGATATGCCACCTTTTGGTGACATCCTCAACGCGGGTATTCAGGCAGTTAAGCAATTATGCAATCGAACCAACGGTATTACTCCTAAAGCTTTTGATAAGAAGGTAGAAGAAATTACGGGAATTACAGGCGAGCATTTAAAAATATCTTTTGTGAATCCTGAGTTTCCTATACATGCAGACGATGAAGATGAGGACATGGTTGATTCTTGTTATGCGTATTTAACCGAGATAATGCTATCTTGCCTAGTGGCAATAGGCGCGATAAAAAGTGAGGTTTTCAATATTGAAGCGAATCTAGGGCAGTCTTCTATTCACCTTATCCCCTTCAATAGCAGGATTACGCCTGAAAATTTAATACAGATAGATCCCTTTGGTAAGATTTATTTTTGGCTGGCAGGCGATAATTTTGCAAATTACCGACACTCTGATGTTTCTTCTAATACATACCAGTCGAACCTAGGTAGATTCGATTCTAAGAGCTTCCGAGTCTTGCGCGAGGTTAATAAAGCTGCTTATGGGGAAAAAGGCGACCCTTTAATTAATCATTTAATTAGCGAAACGATGCGCCGTACTTCTGTATTTATGAATAACTATGCCAATGTAATTGCAGCGAACGACCATGTAAAAGTGACGCCAAAAATGATACTGGATGAGGTTTTTCATTTAACCCCATTACAGTTTGAGCATCTTTGTTTGAGTGTGGTTGAGGCCTCGTTAAAGCGAGAGGATCCAAATGCCATTTTCAGCGCAAAGCATACAGGACAGAGTAATGACGGTGGTATAGACGGTATTATCACGCAAGACTGTGGCGCTGATGATATTCATACTTATTATATCCAAGCTAAGCAGTACAGCGAAGGTAATAATATATCAAACAGAGAACTGCGCAATTTCGTTGGTGGTTTTACACCTGATACTAAGTATCATCATGGTATATTTATTACTACAAGTGATTTTACCAAGCCAGCACTGGATTATGCTCAAAACCTAAATAGCCATAGTTTAATTTTAATTAATCAGATGGCTTTATTGGATTTGATGCTAGAGCATGAAATAGGTTTAGAGAAAGTACAGACAGAAACGTTAGTTATGAATAAGTCGTTCTTTAAAAAATTACGAAAGCATTAATATGTAATAGCGCTTTCCTATATCTCTAACTAACGGTTGTTAGTTATGCGCTGGCAAGAATACAGCGCTAGGAACACCCCAGCCAGCACCCCAGCAAAGCCCCTTAAACTAAGTATATTAACTATGCTTACTTAAGGGGCTTTTTTCATGGCTAAGAAAACAAAACTGATTACTTATAACTTGAGTGATCGTGGTCGCTCAAAAGATATCGGTACAGATAGATCAGACGTAAGCGTTCAGTCGATGGTTGATAACATCAACTCAAGCCGCACACAAGAGCTGGTCAATAGCGGTGATATGTACGGCTATTATGGCCATGAGTTGCGTGGACGTTTCGGTATGAATCCGCCAGACGTTTGGGTAAACCCTAATACTAATGAAACAATCCGCATTGAACCAGCTATCCGCACTATCAAGTTATCGGCTGATAATAGTGGCAATGTCTCAACGCAGCATGAGTTTTTAGACACTGATAGCGGTAAATACTCAGAGCGCCTATATGCCAACAAAGTAGGCGGCTTTTCTAGTGCTGTCATGCGCAAACGTGGCGCTGGCGGGTTGTATGATGTCACAGGCTTTTACGGCTATGACTTTGTGCGCCAGCCAAACTACAACACCAATCGCGGTGACGGACTTTTTGACGCGCTATTCATCGAGCAAGAGGATGGTGAATTTGCATTTGATAGTGTCGCTGGCATGACCTCGCAGCAATCCGCTATCAAGTCAGCATTAGAGACAGCCATTGTCCACCAGTACGACAGTATCTTAACGGCTATTCAGTCGGACGCTATGATTAATCACTACCAGAATGAAGTGGTCGCCGCTCAAGAAGAGGCGATTAATCGTGAGTTGCGTCAAAAGAACATCCAAGCCAAACGTGCCAGCCGCAAAGAAGTGCTATTTGACAACCTTGTCTGCCCGTCAGTGCCATTTAGTGAGATTGCCGCGCAATGGGATAGCTTTAACGATCAAGGTACTAGCGACAAAGATTTACGCACGACTGAGAGCGCTAAAAAAACGCACTTGGATAGCGAGCGTAAGACTGAGCGTGTTTTCTTATTTGGTAATCGATAGGGGTGGGTATGAGCAACAACAGACTACTATCACCCCTTGAGTCTATGCAAGTGGCGTGGGGTTTGGTGCTACGTGACTTTAGACAGTGGTGCTCACCGTCTGGTCAAAAGTCTATCCGCGACTGGAAAACGCGCCGCATCGAGGGCGCTATTATTGTCTCAAAGTCTGAAATGGTCGATGATGCTGAGGCTATGTTAAAAGCGATACAGCAAAACGAGAATGCCAAGGCAATGGGTGATACTACTAACAGTGGGCCATCTGTCTATCTGCCTATCATGGTCACAGCCATTAGTGCTATTGAGTCACCACCTGAGCGTGACATTGTGCAGCCTAACGCCAACTGGCTAAATGTCATCGTGCCAGCGGACCCATTGCAGCGTGTGGTGCAACTTCGTACCGCTGCTATTGCTTATCGCTGTCAAATTGCCTTTTTTGCCGCTGATCCTCACGCCGCCTCATCTATTGCCAAGCAGTTTGTAAACTTTTGGACACATGAGGGCAAGCGTAGTTTTGACGTGGCTTATGAGCTTGGTTTTGCTGGCACGTCTATTGTCAAAGACAAATGGAACTTTAAGGTCGTTGAAAACACGCTTTATCCTGACAAAATCGATGTCGGCATTAAAAACATTCATGGTGCTACGGTTGATTGTGTGGTCGTAGGACTTGAGCCTACGGTGGTTGGCTTAGGTCATCTTGACGACGATATAACGGACACGGGAGAGCCAGACGGAAGTATTCCACCAGGCTTGCCACCAGTGCAAGGCCATCGTGACCCACCAGAGTCGCTAAATGGCGTGGTTATTGAGGCTGATGTGATTGACAAAGCCGCTGGCAGGCATACGCGGGTTAATGCTGATCCTGACACTGGGGTTATTACTCAGAGTGAGGTTAAAGACTGATTATGACCAACACGCCAGCCAAGCCCACCAATCCCAACCTAGTTACTATTGACGCACGAGCCGCAAGCTATGACGGTGATCCGGTGCGCATACTTGCAGTGACATCGGCTGACAGTGGCAAAATATTAGTCGCCAAGCAAGATCACTGGAAGGATCAGCCAAAAGCCAAAGAGAATACGATTGTCGTTACTGATACGCCTAATCTTTTTGGACATTGGGGCATGGCGTTTAATGAGAAGGAGCAGATGAGTACGGTTATGAGTGCTTACAAGGCGGCTAATGCAGCAGGTCTTTTAAGCATTGATGACTCGCTGGCACGTTATGATCCAAAAAATGTTATCCAGACGCGCAAGTTTGACGAGCGCGGGCGTGCCCTTGACTTTGACAGCATGGGGATGAATAACGGGCATATCGCGGTACTTCTTGCTATTTGGGCAGCAAGACAGGCACATGGGGGTTATGTTATTACACGCCAGCCTAGTGACGATGGTGAACCGCTAGAGGATGATGATGACAGTGAGTTTGAAATGATGCCGTTTAGCATCTAAGGCTTTTTAGTGATTGAGAATCTATATGAGCTACCAGAGTGGCGTGAGGTATGTAAGCGGTATCGCTATGACATAACACGCTTTGCCGTCGAAGCGTTAGGAATGACTTATGCCAATGGTCAGGGCGTAACCCCGCAGCAAGAAACGCTTTTTAAGTCGATTGTCGTGCCTGGCAGTCGAACCACTGTGGCGTCTGGTCATGGTACAGGTAAATCTAGGTCGGCTGGCATCGTCGCTTTATGGCATCTGCTGTTTTATCCTGAATCAGTCATGCTATTCACAGCACCGCAAATTGGACAGCTACGCACAGTCGTATGGAAAGAGATTAATATCTGTTTGCAGCGACTCAAGAATAATCCCGCAGTTGGCTGGCTTGCTGATTTTGTGGTGGTGCTCGCTGAAAAAATCTACATTAAAAACTTTAAAGATACGTGGTTTGTGTTCGCTAAAACCGCGCCTAAACACTCGCCAACCAATATCGCTGGTCAGCATGGCGATTACTACATGGTATGGGGTGATGAAGCGGCTGGTATTGATGACGAGGTGATGGAAGTCGTTATTGGGGCATTGACGCATGAGAATAACCGCGCTGTACTGACTAGCCAGCCCGCCACCAGTACGGGGTTTTTCTATGACACGCACCACAGTCTGAGCCTCACCAATGGCGGTATATGGGTAAATCTTATATTCAATGGTGAAGAGTCGCCGCTAGTCAGCAAAACAAAGCTGATCGAGGCATTATATCAATATGGCAGCCGCGATCACCCAGGCTACTTAATCCGCATACGTGGTCTATTCCCCGAACTCAAAGGCAAATACTTACTCACTCGTACTGAGATCACTAACATGCTGGCACGTAAGCCTGCTGTGACTGAGGATGACGAGTACGGTTATATTGTGACAGTCGATGTGGGCGGTGACGTTGGACGAGATCATAGCGTTATCACGGTGATGAAAGTTGTTGATAAAGACTATAACGGGCGTATTGAGCGTCATGTCCATGTGGCTGATATACCGCTGTTTAGCAATCGCGCTAATATCAATGAGCTAAAAGCCAATATTTATAGCGTCATGGCTGAGTATGCAGGGGCAACGCTAGTTATTGATCCAATGGGTGCTGGCATGGGATTGTGTCAGCTACTCAAGTCTGAAGGCTTGTACTTTGAAACGGTCAACTGGGGCGTGCCTTGTTTTAACAATAACTTGAAAGCGCTGTACTTTAATAAGCGTGCTCACGCCTATGTCAGCATGGCGAAAAGCGTTGAGCGCGGCATCTTTAGTGTGAGTGATAAGGTGCGTGCTCAGTACCAGATGATTAAGGATATGGAAACACAAATGAGCCGCTTACCGTACTTCTTTGATGAGCGTTCACGCTGGGGCATTGTCAGTAAAAAAGACATGGCAAAAGACGGCATCACCTCACCCGATTTAGCAGATACTTTTGCTTTTGGCTTTATGGAGCGGATTAGTTATTCACCAGTCAACAAGGCGGAGTTTGTCGGTAGCGTGAAGGATAAAGAGCAGTGGGAGGATTTAAACGAGCTGGCAGCTATGCTTTAGCTATGAATGTCTGTTATAATTATTGTGCTAGCAGATTGTATCGAGCAGGGGTTCCTATTTGATGTGCACAGCATGAAACTAGCTGACTAACAAAGGTTCGCGTAAGGCGTAAACTAGGTTGTGTAGCTCAGTCGGTAGAGCAATTACCATCGTATAATGTGGCGTTGGTTCGAGTCCAACCACAATCGCAAAGCCCATCTATTAATTTAGGTGGGTTTTTTAATGTCTAAAGTTGGTCTAAAGTTAGACGTGAATGTCTAAATTACACCGCAAGCTACACCTCGATGTCTAAAGTTATCTCACATCATTTTGTGTTTTCTCGCTGATTAAAAGACGTTTATACACCCATAAAGCAACGTCTTACGACCTATATCAATAGGTCTATCGCACACTGGAACACCACCCACCGTACTTGCCGGCACACGTTAAACTAATACTCATTACTATACTGATTATTGGATTAAAACAATGGCAGACCCTATTATTTTTACGATCACCGAGGCTGGCAAGCAAGCCGCCTTCGCTGCTAATGCAGATTCAGCACAACTCAAAATCAATCTAACACAAGTAGCAGTCGGCACCAAAAAGCGCGCCGTGACAGGCAATGAGACCGCACTCACGACTGAGTTTAAGCGCGGTAGTATTGTGTCAGGGGATGTTGAGGCTCAAAGCAATACCTTGCGCTTTACCAGCTCGATGACGGCGAATGTTATAACCGATATTTACGAGATTGGCTTGATGACCGATGACAACGTATTGTTTGCGATTGCAGGCTCGAATGCTGCGCCTTTGTTTAGCTTGCACCCTGATGTCACTTTTGTTATTGCCCTTGGCTTGTCGCTAGATGATATTGATGCCAGTAATATAACAGTCACCACCGATACCAATGGGGCGCTATCCATTGTAATGATGGAGAATCATTTAGCCGCGCCAGATCCTCACCCGCAATACTTGAATAAAAACCGTTTCCAACTTGCGATGCGTGCGCTTTACCCGATGGGTTATCAGTACCATTCACATGAGCCAGTCAATCCTAAGCCTATCTTTGATGACATTCTTGGCTTAGATACCGCTTGGCGTCGAGTTACGGGCAAGATCTTTGTGTCGTCAGATCCTAGTGATCCATTTATTAATACTTACGGCCTTGTTTTAGGTCAAAAAGGCATGACAGAGGTACTAGCCAGCGGCGCACGCCCTCACGTCTACCCATTGCAAACAACACATACGTTTGAGCGCTACAATCCAGACGATGTTATTGCGACAGTATGGAATGTAAAAGCCAGTAAGACCTCGATTAATGAAGGCGGTGCAGTGCGATTTACGGTAACGGCTAACAATCTACCAGACGGTCAAATACTTAACTGGTCGGTAAAAGAGGGTGCTTTAAACGGCAGTAATAACGATATAACAAGTCCAGATAAAACCGATAGCGGCACGGTCATACTCAGAAACGGGCAAGCGGTCATCGACTTTACTACTACGCCCGACGATAACGTGGCAGAACCGCAAAAGCATGTCCGACTAACGGTGGGCGCACCAGCGAACCTATCAATAAACGTGCCGGTCAATGATGCTGGACATAATGAGACAGCCCTACACATAACGCAAAGTACCACTAATGGTATTGATCTGGCTGAGTATTACAAACAGCAAAACGGCTCATACCCAACAGCAACCGATAAGATACGTTTTATTGTTGATGCTGGCGTGGACATTATCGCGCCCAATACGAGCACGCCAGCCATGATAGAAGGTAGTAACTGGACTAGCGGTGCTGAGATTGTCGTGGAAAATAGAGGTCGTATTTTAGGGCGTGGCGGTGATGGTGGTATGGGGGCAGTCACCCTTATTGATAGCTATAATCGCAATAGTTTCTCAGTATCGGATGTGGCTACAGCGGGCAAAAACGGCGGCACAGCCATTAAGGGTAGTATCGAGGTCGATAATTATGGCGTTATTGCTGGCGGCGGTGGCGGCGGTGGCGGTGGTGGTGCTTGGAGTTACAATGAGGTTGAAGGAGAAGGTTCCGCTATAGTGGGTCAGCAAAACGGTACAGCGTCAGGTGGCGGTGCGCCTTATGGCTTAGCGACTCTTAACGCGGGTTCAGCAGAATGGTTTTTAGCTGATAATAGAAACCCTGATTTAAACCTAATTAAATCAGCGCTTGAGGCTATGCCTAATAACGCTACCATCAAAATAACACCCAGTGCTGAAGTGCCTTCCGTAATTTTAGAGAGCACCAGTCAATCCGTAGTCACCCTAGAAAACTTCAATTTTCGCCCAGCACTCAAAGTACCAACAACACTCCCCAAGGCTGTATCAGCCATCCCTAACGGGGAGGTTTATGATTTATATAAATCGGATATTGATTCAGATACACAAGACAGGGTATTTTTTCAATACATTTGGTCTGATTCAGTGTATGAGCGCTACAATTTATCAGGGCTTTGCAAAAGAGCACTTAACGGTGGCGTTACGTCAGGTGGTGTGGGTGGGTACAGCGTAGGCTCGTATTGGCCGTTCCATTTTTATAAAGCCAGCGTTAGGCCTAACCTATCTAAATCGCGGGGTGGTAAAGGTGGTGATATTGGTGAAAATGGTGAAAATGGCATAATTGAATCTTTGATCGTGCAAGATACAATTATGCAGCCGCCAACTTTCCGACTTTTCCCGAAGCCCGAGACAACCGATAGTAACTATAAGGAGTCTTCACCAGCCAGCGGCGGCCTAGCAGGTTACATAAAAGAAGGTAGCGTGACCATCAATAACCTATCAGGCGGCACAACCAAAGGGCGCTAACATGCTAACCAATATCTACCTAAACGCCGTCCGATCTCACGTTGACCTTCTGGTCAGGCGTGGGCGTACCGACAAGCTCATTATCTGGGACGTGGGGCGTGACGAGATACACGACCCAACGCTAATCGCCTACCGCGCCTATGGCAACCGTGATAATGCAGATGTCGTCATGCTATGCGCTGGCACGAATAGAGTAGGTGAGGCGTTACCCAATCGCCGCATCTACTTGCCATTACCCGCCAGCCTAGCGCAAATCAAGCGTACTTACACCAATAGCGGACTGATAGACGGGGTAATTAATGGCTGAACCTACCGATTATCTCAGTGAAGAGCGTGAGGACTCGACAAGCTGGCAGGATCGCAAAACCAATGCCATGACGCTTGACGAGCTTAGACAGTGGCGATTGCGTACTGGTAAAAGCGTGGGCGATCAGCGTAAACATGCCAGCACTCATAACAAGTACCTCAAAGAAACGATGCAGGATATCGAGGCTGGCAAGCGGCTAAATAATCGCCAACTTGCCTCGCTTATCAAGTCCGCAAAAAGCCGTGCTGGTATCAGTGCCAGCGAGCTACTTGAGTTCACATTAGGCGATACCAAGCGTAATAACGAGCTTAAGAAAACCATGAACGCGGCGGTGCTTGATGCCTACCTTGCCAATGTCAAAGCCGCATCAAGCAAATTTTTAGGCGGCATAACCCCAACCGATGTTATCAATCAATCAAGGCGTGAAGATATCAACCGCGCCAATACTCAGATATTTCTAGCCAGCGTTTTTAAGCGCCAGGGTAACATAATTAAGTTTGTTACTAATGCCGGTATTGGTAGCCCAGACACGCATCATTATGTCTCAGTGCAATTACTAGATTATCCTGAGCTACTACTAGGCCGTACCCGTGCGCCTAGTGTGGTCGATGTCAAAAAAGCGGTCATTGATGGTAAGATTAACTTTGATTGCGATTGTGGCCGTCACCGCTACTGGTATCGCTACCTTGCCACTGTGGGCAAATATAACTTTGGCATAGACGAGAACCGCTACCCCTCAACTCGCAACCCTAAATTAACGGGCGTGGCTTGCAAGCATGTCTTGCGAGTCATGAAGCACTTGACCAGTCCGCACATGATTGCCAAGGTGAAAGGGTACGCCACGGACGATATTGCCAAGGCCAGCAACAAGATCAAGCCTCACCGTCAAACGTCTAAGCAATTAGAGCGTGAAGCAGCAAGGCAGACCGAGGCGCTTAACAACTGGAATGGTCGCCTTCACTGGTCTAAAAAGATTAAGCAAGCAGCAATTAAGGCTGAGAAACAGATCAAGGCTGAGCAAAAACGCGCGCAAGCTAAGTCACCCAATCAGCCGACACAAGCAGAACGAGCCAGCTACCAGTACGCGAAAGGGCAGATAGGCAAAAAAGGCGTGCCAGACAACTTTAAAGAGATATATCAAACCGAGATTAATACCTATCAAGGTAAGTGGGGTAATACGTGAGTTTAAGAATAGAAAACGAGCTGGTCGCAAGCGGGCAAGCGCTCACCAATCGCATCATTACCTTGCGTAGTCAGTCGGTGATACCTGTTTTTGCCTTCAGGCGTGTGGTATTGCCAGTCAACACTGGTGATGATAGCCGTGATTTTGTCACCTGGTCAGGACTTGGTACAGTGAGCGACAGCGATGAGCACGCCATTGATTATGAGCCACTAGGCCATGCCATGGTATTGATACTTGATAGCTTAGGCGGTGCGTTTCACGATGGCGGTATGTTTGTCACCAGTGAGGAGTTGTCTTCAATGGCACTCGTTGAGCCTTACGACATATCGCTAGAAGGTGATGATCGCATTAAACTTAAGCCAAACTGGACGCCTGAGAAGGGCGATTTATTCTGCTTTATGCTTAACAACCACAAGGAATATCATGAGGTTACTGGTATAATGGGACAGTCGATGCTGGCAAGTCAGGGTAAAAAGTACGCCTTAGCTCAGCGTTTTGACTTGAATTATCTTGATGCGTTTGATGAAGAAAGTGTTGTTGATGTGGCAGTGCCTTATAAGTAGCAATAACTGGTTATAATAATAGAAATGAAAAATTAAGATTAAGGATGGTTGACTATGATTAACTATATCGAGGTTGGCAAGTTGGTTCCCGCTAATAAAAAGATCACAAAGCACAAGTGTTGGGGTGTGTTTGATACGTTGTGGGATGAAGTGCAGCGCAATTATGCCAATAGAGAAGACTTGGCAGGTTTTAGCAAAAACGACTGGCGCAGCGCTTATGATCGCGCCTTGCATTTTGACGGCTTAGACAGCTTTTCTATAATCCCGCCAAGTCTTGTGGTACTGGACGTGATCGTTAATAATTTTTTACTGGGTTATTGTTATCACGAATGGGTTAAGCACTTTGACCGCGCAGGGTATATAAGCGCGTCACCGCCAAGTTATGACCTGACGCAATTCCGCAACGAAAAATAATAATTAATAAGTGAGTAATCTATGAAGCAGTATGTAGAGGGTGCGACTTATATTGTTTATGTTCGCGAGTTCGGACTGCCTGCCAGCGACAAGACGCGTTACCATGTTCGCGCTAAGTGCGTTGGTGGGAACGATTTAGACGTGGGGTATTTTGTTGATGCAGAGGGTAATAGTTTTAATAGCGGCGTACAGTCTGCTACACTTGAAAACGAGTTTATTTGGGATAGGGAAATAGTAGATAAGTATCCTTTTGCAATGACAAGGACAGTGAATAATGAAAATGCCGCCCTACGAGTTAATGCCAGTCAATGTGTATCTGCGTCAAGAACAATTCATGTTTCAGCATAGCTATGCGCCGCAAATAGTAGCCACACTTACCGAAGATGGTAGGCTAAAAGAGCTTGAGCCGCTTATTGGTACTGAGAATTTTGAGATACCTGAAAATATAAAAGAACTGGCTATTCGTGAATTTAGCCAGTCGCTTAATGCTCATGGCTTTGATGTAAAAGATACCAATCAAGACTACTTAGAGATTACTAAGGGCGCGTTTAACATGCGCCTAGACACTAAAGATCAACTACCGTTTAGCGATGTTACGCTACATCAGATAGGCATGGTTTATAAAAACTTTGTAGCTGAGCGTAATGATACTAGCCAGCGTGCTATGGAAATGGCTATTCAAAACATGGATAGAGCGGAGAAATTCACTCAAGAAGATGCTGATTTATTTAGACGTGCTATAGAAAGAGACGCCTAATGAGCTTCTGTCAAAAGTATGTTTATTGAGTCACCGGACTTTATTAGCGAGTAATCTATGAAAACTGACATTCATGAAATTTGGAATTTCAATAACGAGATACCTAAAAGCTTTGGGCTTGTTAAGGTTAATTCTAACAATTACGCAAAAATCAAAGACGCTAAAAGGCTTGATGTTATTTATCACGAGATAACCGACACGCTGTTACTTGGTGATAATGTGGTTATGATTGATGATAGCCTTGCCGATGATATAGCTATGTATCGTGATAACTTTTTGCCAGCGCCAAAAGAAGAAGGTAGCTTCAACCTCTTTTGTAATCCAATGCCAATGCCGCCAATTCGACCTATAGAGCTACTTAATCTACCTATGATATAAACAATAACCAACCATCAAGCCAGCCTAACCGCTGGCTTTTTTGCGTTTAAAAGCTGTATGGAACACCCCTAAACGAGCCGTTTGGCTAGGCATTACTATAAGCATATCAGTATTGGTATTTATATTAGTAATCACCTGACCAACCCAACCGTATAGGATTATCCCCATGCAAGAGAAACAAGCACGAGAGTTAAACGATGCCGCCCATAAAGAGGTGCAAGCCACGCGCGGTATCATGCACATCTTCACCAATAAAGCGAATGCGGGTCAAGAAGTCGCCGCGTTTGACTCTATGCTAGCTCAGAACGAACATTCTGATCGCAGCGTAGGTTTTAGCAAGCTACCTTCTTCTATGCAGCGTATGCTTAGCCATGCTGTTATCAAAGATCATCCTGAAGCGATTTTTGATGGTATCAGTGAAGGTATTATTGAATATAAGCGCCGTAACGGTGGTGAAGAGCCGTCAGCTTATGTTGTGGCCGCCGCATTAGCAACTGCTGCTATGCCTTTTGGTGGTGCTGACCAGTACGATTCAACCGTAGAACCTACTTTTGATAGCTTGTCACTAGGTCATCACGAAGCGTTATCAGTCGTGCCAGCCGCAACACAAGTGGTTATCACTTATGGTATCGCTAACAGCTTGCCGCTAGTGTCTATGCTACCTAACCCTATGGGATCAAACGAGCTACCTATCGTATTCGGTACGGCGGTAGCTGGCATGAACATGGGCGTTATGCGTAAAGGCGACGCGATGGACGGTGACAAGGCGGGTATGCCTTACACTGAAAACCGTCATATCTTAACGATGGACAAAGGTGCTACTGGTGCGTTTAGCTTAACCTCGCATGTGGCCTACACTGCCAGCGTTAAAGCGGATAAGACTACCCAGTTTAAAGTTGATACCTCATCTACCAAAGCGCCATTCTTGGGTGGCCGTGTTTCGGTATTTGTAAAAGGTATTAAGATTGGTAGCGACGAAAGCCGTCGTCATCCAACAACTTCTGGTATCAGCACCCTTCAGCCGATTGATGAGATTACTATTGGCTCCGATACTTATATCTTAACCAGCGCAACCGCTGATCTTGATACTCACGAAGTTAAAGTACAGTTCGATATCTCTGCTGGTGCTGAGCCTGCTGAAGACGACGTAACGGTTGAATTATTCTTTGACTATGAGCGTAAAGACGACAATGGCAATCAGATTTTACGTGAGCCATCAATCGACATGGAATTTGGTCATCGTTCAATCTACGCCTTCCCAAGCCGTTCGCGCTCAGTCGCTACTATCGATGCGATCACCCAGCTTATGAATGAGCTTGGTTTATCTTGGTTCGGTGCAGTACAAACTATCGCCATGCAGAAACAGTATTTTGAGCAGACGGGTCGCTTACTTCGTACCGCTATCAATATGTGTCTGTCTAACCAAGACCCTGAAACTGGCCGTGTGGTGACGTTTGACTTCACCAAAGGCGGCGTATCACCGACTAATATCGCTGATGCTTTTGCCAACATTAACATCACTCTTGGTATGGCGCGCACTCGCTTGTCAACGGCTATTAACTTAGCGGTCGGCGGTTATGACTTGTATGTCTCAGATCGCGGGCAAGCATTCTTCTCAGGCTTAAGTGGTGAGAACTACACATCAACAGGTCAGAGTGCAGGCGATCAAACCAGCATCTACCGTATCGGTACACTAAAAACCAGCGGTGCTAACGTCTATTATGTGCCTAAGTCTATGGGCGTATTTAACGAGACGGGTTCATCTACCACGGCTCATGCTTTACTGGTGCCACGCGCTATCAGTCCAGCACAAGCACCGTTTGTTGGTATGGTTGCTGTACCGCCAATGGTTATGACTTCTAATGGTAACGCTTACGAGAAAGACGTGGCTATCTATAGCCGTACTGCTGCTGAAACGAACCCAATCCCTCGTTTTGCCAACCAGTTCATGCTTATTGAGATGATTAACTTGCCAGCGCTTTAAGCCGCTAGTAAGCAGTAAAACGGTATAGCCACTAAAACCTTGTTGTCATAGCTGGCAGCAAGGTTTTTTAACTAAATACATTAAGATTTATTACCCATTACAAGGATCAACCTCATGTCAGAAGCAAAGGCACTACCCAATAATATTAAAGCGCTTGAAAAAAATCCTGAATTTAAAAAAGTGTACGACAACAACACTGTAGACAAGCTTGAAATGCAGCTTATAGAGGCCGACGTTGAGTTCTTGAGCGCAGACAATAAAGCCGCCCTAGTGTGGCGCTTACTTGACCATCAAGGCACGCTTGAGAGTGACAATGACACAGAAACTAAAGACGATACTAAAGAAGCTGTTAATGGCGCTCAGACTACTGATAGCAGCGCTGATGACGATGTTAGCGTTGACGCTGCTACTAGCGGTAACAGCGGTGGCGATAGCGATACTGGCGACGCTGATGAATCAGTAACCTCAATCAACAAAGGCGATAGCAATGAAAATGCACAGACGGCTCAAGACGATACTAGCGATAAGCATAGCGCTCAGGTCGATGGTAAAGCAAACACCGATGCCGGCTCCGATAGCGCAAGCACGGACGACAGCGAAAAGTCTGATGAAGTGGCTGACACTGCCGACAGTGATGCGCCGTCGAATACTGGTAACAGCAATGACATTAGCGCAGACGAAGCTAACCAGCCAGCAAAAACAGGCGATAAAGCAGCCGATAGTAGCTCAGTACCCACTGAAAAAGCGCCTACCAAAACGGCCGTAAGTGAGCTTGAATATGTGTCAGTCAAAAATAATGGCGGCTTTAATATGCTAGAGCCTGCTACTAGCACGCTGGTTAAGGCTGGCAAGATCACTAAGATTTACATCAAAGGCTATGCCACTAAAGATCAGGTATTGCGCAATATTGCTCAGTACAATCATACACGCGGCGAAAAATTGACCGTCACCAACTAAGCGCCATTTTATTGAGTGGCTGCTGGCTTGTGGTCACTCACTATAATTAGCTATTTCACTTTAAGGATTTATCATGATTGAGAGTAATATTTTAGGCGCAGCGGTTGGCATCCAAAACCAAGGCGTTATAGATAAAAGCGAGGGCACAGCATTGCCTTCTACCGTTAATGGCGTGATCGCTGGCAAGTTTAAGCGTGGACGCATGGACAAACCATTTAAAGTGACCGCCAGCAATTACAAAGCGCTGCTAGGCCATGACCCATCAAACCCCAGTTATTTAGCCGTTGAGGACGCGTTCAAGCGAGGTATTAGCGAGGTAAGTATCTTGCGTACTGGTGGCATAGGTGATGCGGCTATTAAATGCGTCGCAAACTTTGCAGAAATGTCGCTACCGTCGTTCGACCGCGAAGTAGTGCCCGATTATTTTGTGACAGTGAGTCGCAATGGCGGCGAATTTAAGACTTATAAATTGAATCCCTCCATGGAGGGCGCAGACTTTTTTGCAGAAAACTTTTTTAGCTCAGATGGTAATAAGGTTATATTTTTTGATTACCCGTACGGGGCGGAGCAGTTGCATGATTCCAACAAAGGAGCTATATGCGGCATTGATAGCGAGGGTATGATTTTAACGCCCGACCAAGGCGCTATTAACTTGATGGATTTAGAATTGCTTGTCGCCCATAGAAAAATCACACCGCCTTACGTTCTAACCAAGCAGCATAACTGGCTAACCTTTAAGCCGACAGACGGCGTTAGCCCCGCAAACGATGTGTTTTTTAGCATGATAGGCGGTGATAGCGGCGCGTCCACGATAACCGTTCATAGTTGCGCGGTGATAGAAAAATATATCGACCCTAATGTCTGTATGCCTACCAGCGCAGAGATTTTATATATGAACGGACAAAACGAGCCGACAGGCGACCTATACGGCCGATACCGCGTTGATGGCGGCGAATGGGTGGATTATACCGCGCCAGCAAACTACTACCTTGTTAATGAGTTTTTGAGCCATACGGGCGTTATGCAACCCCAAGGCGGCGGCGGGATTAGTCCTTTTCAGTTTAACGTAAATACCCGTGGCGGCTATATCAACGGCGCGTCCGCCCAAGAGCCGTATGTAGATGGCCAAGATGGCGTTTTAGAGATCAAGCGCACAACCGTTGATTTTGAGCTAACCGACGGCGGTGCAAATGACCTTGTGCAATTACTGTTTGGCGGTAACATGAGCGTAAGTTCGTGCGCCGTTGGAAGTTGGTACGGCGTTTAACCAGCTGGAACACCGCTAAAACCACAAACCAAACCAAGCCTATACTGAGTCATAAACCACTCAGTATAGGCATTTTGTTATGATCGAGAGCAAAACATTAGGTAGCGCCGCTGGTATCCAGTATCAAGGCGTGATTGACAACTCAGAGGGCACCAGCTTGCCGTCATTGGCCAATGGCGTGATTATCGGTAGCTTTAAGCGCGGTCGCATGGACAAGCCTTTTAAAGTCACGTCTAGCAACTATCAAGCGCTGTTAGGCCGAGATCCAACCAACCCAAACTACTTGGCGGTTGAAGACGCTTTCAAACGTGGCGTTAGTCAAATTAGCATCTTGCGTACTGGTAATAGTGGCGGTGGATCATCCGCGCCAGTTGAGCCAGTGGCTGACTTAAGCTACGTCAAGATTACTAAAGTGGACAATCCGGTATTTGCGGGCGAATACTCAATCATAGAGGAGTTGTAATAATGGACGAAGTAAAAGCATGTTTAAAAGTCAAGGTGAATAACAACCCTAGCGTGATAGAAACTGTTTTTGATGCTGAACCACGGATACCATCGAACATAAGCATGGATCAGTCAGTAGTAGCTTCCCTTCTAAGTGGTTATTTCTCAGAAATAAACCCTTGGGGTGATTTCATAGCAAACCAAGGGTTTATTAGGATGGATGAAGATGGCGAAACCAGCACTAAAAATCTACTAGGTCGATACGATCAGGTTTTTACATCAGGTGGTTACGCCTACCCATCAGAAATCGGCTATGTTGGCTTTAATGATCTTTTATTAAAAACAGCCTTGAAAAATGACCTTATAGGTGCGGGGCCATTATCAGGATGGAGTGCGTGGGAAGAGTTAGTTGATATATCATCTATGGATAGTTTGCAGGATATTTTAGATGCAAATATAAACGCAGGTAACGTTACATACACTATCTACGCTGAACCAAGTACGCTTACTATCGAACGATGCACCGAAGAAGATATTATAAACTCTTCTATGGGCCAGCCATGGAATATTGATGCTTTTGATTTGGTGAAAGACATGCTGGTAGGTCATCTTGATGATAGAGATAAAGAAGGTTACGCGCCCGCTAGCTATGATCCCGTTGCGGACGTTATTACTATCAAGTCTAACTACCGACTGGAAAGAAAAGAAAAGTTCCTAACGTAATCAGCGCGCCATTAACTATGGAACACCCCTAAAACGCTAAAGTAAATCCTGCCTATACTGATGTGATACCAACACAGTATAGGCATTTTATTATGAGCGCTCAGACCCTTTATTTAAGTATTCTAGCGTCTTCTATGACGCTGACGGAATCACCTGATCCCGCAGCGCTGGCAAGCGTAGAGTTTGTCACGGAATACGCTTTTGATTCAAACGTTGTGGCAAAAGTCATGGCGGTTGATCAAAAAACCCTTACTACCGCCGCTGATCCCTTGGACAACCTTGTTTTTAAGATCAGCTTTAATGACAAGATCGACGGCAGTACGATAACGGAATTAAAAGGCCGTTTATACACTGGCGGCGGCGTTGAAGCACTAGAAGAACAGCACGCCGATAATTTTGGTTATATCACAAGCAAGCTAGACTTTTACGGCGCATTGGATAGCCAGTACGACTTTTTCGAGTCCGTCACGACCAGTTATAGCGCAAGCAAGGCGGCAGCGATCAAAACAGCGCTTGAAACCATGGGCGCATTAAACGAGCTTGGCGCTTATCGCACCAAACAAGTTGAGTTGGCCGTACCAGCCAGCACCGTAACCGACCTGACACCAACAGAGCTTAAAAATTCGTTGTTAGACATGCGCGATCGTCCACGCTACCTAGTCACTTGTGACGTGGCCAGCCTACCTCATATTGAAGCGCTGGCCGAGGTGATGGGTAAAATCAACTGTCATGTATTGCTCGATATCGGCAATATCACCGACTGGCAATCAGCCGTAGCGTTAACTGAAACACTAAGCATTAATGACCATCGTTTTTGGGTATTTTGGAACCCTAACAAGTCACGCCCAAGCAATGCGACAACCGTGCTGGCGCGTAAAAAATGGCGTCCATGCGTTGGTGATCTACTAGCCCAAACGCTACTACGTAATGCTCGCACCAACAGCTCAGGCATACCGCCTATCAATAGACCGGTTGCTGGTTACGACTTCCCTGTGGCATTTCGTGACATGGAAAAAATGGCAGGCGTATCGCTTGATGAAGAGGCGCAAAACGCACTTGCCAGCGCTGGCGTGAACGTGGTTATCAATGAACGCTTTGAAGGTGGTGATCGTTGGATCTATGGTGACGCGCTCACTCAGTACGATAGTAAAAATAGCGCCTTACGTTTAACCAATAGCGCCGAGATTGAGACTTATACGACCAATCTTGTGCTATCTATCGTCAAAAAACACTTACTAAAAGGCATGACCAGCTTTGTGCGTGATGCTCAGGACGAATGTAGCCGTGCCCTTGATGCGTGCGTGGCAGCAGGATTACTGGTTCAGCCGTCTGAGCTTGGCGGTCTGTATTATCTATTGCAAATCACGCCACGCGCTGATGACCCGTTTAGTAAAGCAGATATTAAGTTTAGCCGCCGTCCTGAAGGATGCGCCCGTCAAGTATTCTTTGAAGGCACTGTTACTAAGTAGTTATTAAGCCTTATTTATTAGCGTCATCGCATGGCGCTAGTCACAACCTTGTTTATTTATAACCCCACACTGAAAGGATTAAATTATGTCACGCGATTTTATTACCCAGCGCCGCCTTAACCGTCAACACGACCAAGCGCAAGCACAATTTGACGCACTAACCCCGCAAGAAGCCGCCGATAAGATGGAGCTTGACCCTATCTCTGAACGCATGGCGATTACCGCGACCAGCCAGATGCGCCTTGCTGCTTTAAATGTCGCCTTTATGCTATCCGCTGTACTAACGGATGGTGAGTATGACGATGAAGAGCTGCTACCTAGTGAAGTGCTAGACGGCCTTATGATCGAAGCATTTACCGATGATGACGATGATGATAGCGACATGGACGAGATTGACGAAAACGTCCGTATCACCTTCTCAGCTCACGTATCAGATGCGTTATCAACGCTAGGCGTTGAAGATGCGGTTATCGCTGATCTATTCGATGACGAGATTGAAGTGGCTGATGCCGCTTGCTTGGCTGCCGCTGAAACGGTGCTTGAGAACATGCCAGATGACGGTGAAGCGTTTGATGAATTTGTCGCAGGCTTTGCTTATAGCGACGACGAAGGCGATGATGAAGACGAAGAAAGCTTTGATAGCATGAATGAGGAATACCAGTTTGATGCCGCTAAGAAAAAATTGCGTGCTGGCAAGAAAACGGTCAAAAAGGTCAATGGCAAGACGCTTATCTATAAAGCCGTTAAAGCCATTCGTAATGGTGAAAAAGTTACGATCAATAAACGTATTAGCGGTAAAGTTAAACTGAACGCAGGACAACGCGCAGGACTTAAAAAAGCACGTCGTAAGGCTGGCACGGCTTCAGCCATTCGTAAGCAGATGCGCTCGTTTGGTAAGGGTATGCGAGCCAATATTTATAAAGGCAACCCAAACCGCCTAAAGGCACTTAAAAATGCAGGTTATGCGCGTAGCACGAAGGCTAATTTTGGTAAGAACTAAGGATTGACCATGAACCAATTAATTGCTTCTTTAAAGAAAAATGGCTTTGATATTAGCAGCGAGCTTGGCTCACTAAAGCTCAATTTTTTAATATCTCAGCTTATCATTATGGCACTACTTCTGATTAACACTGATTTCTTAGGGGATACGGTTTCTAGTATCGTGCTAAAGCAGTGCGTCTCGATGGGAATTGTTGTGATGCTGATTGTTAGTTGCTACTCAATAGGCAGTAGGTCAAAACAGTAGTCCAAGCCATTAAGTCACAAAACCCAGTCAGCAATGGCTGGGTTTTTTGCCATTTACCGCAATGGAACACACCAAACAAGCCAGCACGGACAGCGATACAATGGATAGATTAGAAACTACTTATCTAAGGCTATTATAAAATGAAATTATCCGATATCACCGAAAAAACACAACTGGTCAAAGACTTCGTTAATCAACTTAAAAAATCCACCAAGCAAGCCATCCCTATTGTTGAGGTAGGTAAAACCGCGCGCGTATCGGGTGCTAGTGCGCGTCCCGTTAATATGGTACTTGAGAACGGTCAGACCATTAAGCTGTTTTTGCGTGTCGTGACCGCAAAAGACGACAAAAACAAGGATATCGAGCGCTTTGACATCTTCCGTATTGATATCAACGGCAAGGCGCAGCCGCTATCGGGCGACTACGATAACAGCTACCGACCTGCTTTTGACGCTTCGGTCAAAGCGCTTGGTAATATGCTACGCACAGGTCAAGCCGCTTTCGATAAAAAACGTGCCAAACAAAAAATCCGTAAGCCGCGCACTGGCGCCGCACCTAAAAATAAAACCCAACAGCTTAACGAGCTGGTGAATGACGCGGCTGACCTTGATAAAACCATTGAGTCCAAGACCAAGGAGAAAGAAGGGCTTGAGCAACAACTCAATAATTTGACGAGCCAGCCGTAAGCTGCCATAAGCCAAGGGTTGTAAGGATTGTTATGCAAAACAGTTATATTGTCGATGCGTTTTTATCTGGCACCGTTTGGGTGTCGCTTATCTATCTATACTTTGCTTGCCGGACACGGGTCATCGAGCTTAACGCTTTGGTCACGCCTGAGATATTCCTAATGGCGATAACCAAGTTATTAAAATCGTCCATTATTATTGCCACGCCCTTTGTCGCCATTCTTAGTTTTATGCTATGGCGCTTTTATGGGCTAATGCTGGCAAGTGAAGCGTGGGGCGCGGGCGGTATCGGGCTTTTGGTTATTATGTTTGGTATAGGCGCTCCTATGATATGGCTATACGTGCTACTGGTGTGCGTTAAACATAGCCGCTTTATCGGTTCTGTTGAGGTAGCCGCTGATGACAAGCTAATGCCGCAGCCAAGCCAAGCAAGAGGCGCTTACTCATGATTGATGCAGATAAAATCAAAGCGATGGTCAATCATTGGCTGGACACGCCGCCAAACGGCTATTTTGGTCAAAGCTATGGTGCTGATTTGCGCAATATGCTGCTACGTGAGCTGTCTAGCGACAATGCAGACAAGCTCCTTAAAAAGCTACGTCTTGATATACCGCTACTCAATCAACTTGATGACAGCCAGCTTAGTATTAGTACCGAGACCCGTGGCTTTGACAAGCTCTACGTGTACCTATTTATTGGCAACATTGCGATAGATTTAGGTGAAGCCAAAACCGAAAATTCAGATCAGGATTATTACGATGTCCGAGCGAAGTAATATATTAGCCAGTATTAACAGTCATATTAACGACTATCCAGAGATAGCCGAGCGCTGGCGAGCAGGTGATCCTACCGTCCGCGCCATGCTAACCTCAATCGTTGAGGCGGTCGTCTTTTTAAAGCGTGACAATGATGTTAACGCTATCGAGCCGTTTATCAAGTCAAAAAACCGTACCATCATCGCTGACGCCATCAATAAAGGCATACTGCCGGTAGCCACGCCTTGCCAGCACAAAATCACCGTTGAGAATAGCTCAGCGGTCACACTTACCTTATCGCAAGGGCGACTGATTGAAGATGGTACGGGTAGGCAGTGGCGACTGCTAGCAGCGGTTACTGTGGCAAGCGGTGAGGCTAAGGTGGTATTGGCTGAGCAAAGCGTTATTAATCGTGTTGATATGACCGTACCGCTTAACGAGCCATTCTATACCGCCGCCTTATCTACCACAGATGACGCTTACTTTGCAGGTATTAGTGTCGTTAATACCACCACAGGCGAGGTTTATCAGCACACGCCAAACTTTATGAACGCAGGCATCAACATGCCAGCCTACACGCTGCAAAGTGACAACCTAACCAATATTAATGTGATATTTGGTGCAAGCGATAGAGCTGGCAAGACGGTGCAGGCAGGCGAGGTGTACCAAATTGCAATTACTCAGTGCTACGGAGAGGTTGATCCTAGCAGTTTAAGACAAGCCGCGCTTAGTGAGATCAATGTCAGTGACGAGAGCCAGTTAAACCTATATTTTAAAGCGGGTGACATGGTGCGGGCAGGGGCTAACCCTTTGACTATTAATCAGCTAAGATTGCTTGCCAGCTTCCCATCTATGTATGACCGAAACGCGGTCTTTATGGGTAACTTTACCTTTTTGGTGATGCAGCATTTTATGAACCGTTTTGACTATATGGCGATATGGAATGAAACCATCCATGAGCGCTACTATGGCGTGAATGTGAGTAACATTAACCACTTAAACCTAACGGTCGTTGCTAAGTCTGGCAATGCGGGTGAGCGTGAGCAGCTTATCACCGACATCAAGCAATTAGTGGCGCGTGCTGACAGCTTGCTTGATGGTCGCGTCAGGGTGAAGGCGGTGGTGGAACGTCCTTATCAAATTAGCATTACAGGTAGGCTTGCCGCTGTACATGATATTGACTCAGTACGCACGCAGATCAAAGAGCTATTATTGGCGGAGTATGGCAAAGGCTCATTGGCTGCTATTCACCATAATGCAGATGGCTTTAACTTGCAGGAGATTGCTACGCGCATACGCTCAACGATAAGCGCCTTTCAAGATCGCATTAGTGATTTTACGGTCAGTGGTGAGGATGTGGCAAGCCAGCCCGTAAAGCCGCATGAATGGGCATTTTTAGATACCGATAGCATCACCATCAACTTAACCCGTACTGCTGATAGCGGTAATGCTATATGGACGATGTGATATGGACAATACAACCCTTAGCGCTAGTGACTTTTTAGCGCCACTTGCCTTTACTCATAAGGCGGGCGAGCTTGAGCGGGCAATGGCAGGTGTTTTTACTGCTGTGGTTCAAGAGTATCAAGTAAACCAACTCAATGATATCTATAGTTATGGTGTGCCGTGGCTTGGTAGCGCCACTGTGGTTGAGCGTTTTACCAAGCTTAACGGCTTGGCAGTGCTACGTCGCAATGACGGGGGCTTGTCCGATAAACTTATGAGCACTATTTATGCCAACTGGGGGTCGATGGCAAGCGAGCGCGGACTGGCTTTTTTGCAATTCATGCTTGATATGCTGTACCCAAATCAGAATAAAATAGTTAGGCTTTGGCACTCGATAGCGCAGGCAGGTAGCTATCCTTTGTATTTAAGTGAGTCGCAAGGGGTGCGAAAATTTTTGACCAGCCGCATTCGCATCAAGATTGACTCTGATACTGACATCACTGAGCTATCAGAGCTTGCACCCACGCTATCTCGCTTGGTGCCGTGGCAGATTGTGCCAGAGGTGGCTGTTAGTATCGATACTGAAGACATGGGCGTTCAGGTTGCGCTGGCAGGTGAGATATTTCAAGTCGCTAACTTTTCGCCTTACTAAACCTATGGAACACCCCTAAACCCGCCCGCCCAAAGCACGTCAAAATAGCCCTATTACTTATCATCTTATAGGGCCGATCATGAAAACCAAAACTCCTAGCGCTCAGGCGTACCGCAAACAGTACGAAACCGCAAAATCACTAGGCGCGGCTATGCTGGCGTGTAACGCCGTTTTAGTGCCAGAGGGCTACAACAACCTATACTTGCTTACTCAAAACTTTCAGCGTCCTATCGTCAGTCACAATGATAGCGCTGATGTTGACTATGCGCGCGGTCTACAAGCACACGTAGCAGGTACGGTTAAAACCAACTTTGAAGGTCAGTGGACGCTAATTGAAACAGAGTCCGGCGCGATCTCAAAGTTTGCAGAAGACATCGCGGTTAAACATGGCGGTATTTTGCCACTCGTTCGCATCTATGACGGTTTTGTCGGTGACGGCGATAACATCAAAGGCAGCCGTGAGTATGAACTGATTGATTGTGCAATCACCTTTACCGATGGCGGCGGTGAAATCGATGCGGCCAGCCGTAGTCAAATCTTACAAGTGCAAGCGTCATGCCGTTATAACTATTTTGGCCAAAGCGGTAAGATTGGCGCAACCGGTAGCGGCGCGGATGTATTCGCTGACACCTTGACCAATGCGCTCGGCAGCCTTAGCAGTTTAGTACCGCAGGGTGGTTTAGACGGCGTGACTATCTTCGGTTAACCCCTAATCTTAATTAATACAGCCAAGGCTAAGTTATGAGCACCACTAGCACAGACGCCCATCATGTTATCGGATCGCTGCAAGATGCCGCCGAGGAGCTTTACGAAGAGCTAGTAACGACTGGCTCTTCGGTCATGCTTACCGATGTCGTTAAGATCATGATCGTGAATACTAAGAAGTATGCTGGCTGGTCAGGTGAGTTGCAGCATTGTCCAAAAGACGACGCCTCGTGTGTTAAGCCGCTACTGGTGATTGACGCAAGTACCGTTTTAGGTGTGGATGACTGGCTGATTATTGAGCCAGTGGTTCGCGCTCATTGCGACCTTGTGCAAGCCCGCCGCATGGAGGGAGCACAGAATTTAGGCGTACAACCCGCTGGCATGTTATCAAGCGAGGCGCTGCAATATTACAAAGATTCGCTTGAGTTGATGAAGCGTGAGGCATTCCAGTGTCAGCCGTTTAGTGTTGAGGTTCCCGAAAATAACGCCTTAGACGAGTTTTTTAAAGATAAATTTTGGAGTACAACATGGCAGAAACTATAGAGGTTTTAGTAACTCGTGAATGGGTGCAGTTAGCGCCCAGTCAGTGTGAGGTGCAGTCGGTCAACGATAGAGATGCCTACAATAAGACATTTTTTGACTTGGTGGTGGGCGGCGCAGAACCTGCTAGCGACACAGATGTTTTCATGCGTATCACCCTTGCTGAGCACGCTAATTTTCATAGAGACGCGCCAGTATGGTTGCGCCTTAATGCGCTTAATGCTGACGCCGATCAATCGGTTGTTGTTATTAGATAGGGGTTGGTTATGGCTCAGCATTTTGGCAGTTTGGATTTAAGAAGCGGCATATCTCTAAGATCGTCGCAACATTTTGGTAGCCTAGTGCTAAAAAATGACAATCTTTTATACCTATTTGCAGACGGGCAGCAAGGCGCATGGTACGACCCATCTGACAAGTCAACGCTATTCCAAGGCGTAGCAGGTACAGTGCCAGTCACTAAAGATGGCGACCCTGTGGCATTGATGTTAGATAAATCAGGCAACAACAATCACGCTACTCAGACGGTAAGTGCTGCTAGACCTGTTTACAAAGACAACCTTGCCAGACTGTCACTGGATAAAGTGGACGATGCGATTGTTATCAATCTACCAACCCGCTTGGTGGGTACGATGACGATAGCGTCAACAACAGGTACAGCAACTTATGGTGTCGATATACCAGCTGGAAACTTTACTTTAGGCGGTAGTTATTTCTCATCAAACAATATTGTAGGTCTAATATTAAGAGAAGGGGAGTTGTCTGCTGATGATGAGAGCAAGGTAGATTCTTATTTATTGAGTAAAGGTGCTGTTAAGAGCTTTGTAGGGATTACTGATTTCGCTACTGCTTGGTATAACAACAACTTAACATCATTTCCCTTGATTGACACAAGTAGTGGTACTAATTTCTCTTATGCTTGGCATGGAAACAACTTAACATCATTTCCCTTGATTGACACAAGTAGTGGTACTAATTTCGCTACTGCTTGGTATAACAACAACTTAACATCATTTCCCTTGATTGACACAAGTAGTGGTACTAATTTCTCTTATGCTTGGCATGGAAACAACTTAACATCATTTCCCTTGATTGACACAAGTAGTGGTACTAATTTCGCTACTGCTTGGTATAACAACAACTTAACATCATTTCCCTTGATTGACACAAGTAGTGGCACTAATTTCTATCGTGCTTGGCATGGAAACAACTTAACATCATTTCCCTTGATTGACACAAGTAGTGGTACTAATTTCGCTACTGCTTGGTATAACAACAACTTAACATCATTTCCCTTGATTGACACAAGTAGTGGCACTAATTTCTATGGTGCTTGGTATAACAACACCTCCCTAGTGGATTTCCCAGAAAATATGTTTGACAATATAAAGGGTGGTAATTTTACTTACACCTTCACTGACACAAACCTGTCTCAATCTAGCATTGACGGTATATTAGCATCACTGGTTGCGTCAGGTATTGCGTCAGGTACACGAGCATTTGACCAGTCCGGCGGTAGTGCCCCGTCTGCTACAGGGCAAGCGGCGATTGATACATTGCGTAGTCGTGGTTGGACAGTTACCGTAACAGGAGGGTATTAGTATGAGCCAATACACACACAGAATTACTTTAGTAGTGCCCGAGCTACTTATGCCACAAGCTAATCAACTTGCACTCATAGCAGGGGAGAGCCTTGCTGATGTTAATACATTTACACAAGCAAACTATCAAGACGCAGACGGCAATCTCTATGCTGTATGTTCAGCAGTCATTAAACCTATTGTGTTATCACTTGCTGATGCACCGCTTGCAGACACCCCTCTAAAAACTAAAGGTGCTGATTTAGTATTGGCACAGCAAGCGATGGATAAAGTAGTCAAGTATCAAAAAGGCGTAACGGTTACGCCTGATAATATTTATATAGGGATTGATATTGACCCGTTTAAGTTTTTTGAATCAATAGGGCTAATAAGCGTTGTCATTGACGATGTGGGTGCGCCAATCTAATGAATATTCAGCTCGAAGATGGCAGTCAAATCGGCACCAATCTAATTAGCGCAATCTATCGCACTGATCTTGTGCCCGTACCTGTCACCATTGAGCTTGTCGTCAAAGCGGATGATCGATTGCATAAGCTATTATTAATTGATAAGACGCTGACCACCCCTAAAGACGTGTCGCTGACCATCGTTAAATCACAAGTTATCAATGAGCAATCTATCAAGGCTGGCAAGCGCATTGCCGCGCTGCATATCATTGCTGTCTTATCAGGATGCGAGCCACTGCTAGGCGTCACCAAAAAGGCAGTCAGCCTAGATAATACCAGCTTTAACGAGGTGTACCGCGCATTGGGCGCTAAAGTCCGCATTAAAAAAGACATCAAACTTGCCAGCTTTATTTGCCTGAAAGGTCAGATGCCAACCGTGGCCATTGCTAAAGCACTGCAAAAAGAGTCGGCGGTTATTTGTCATACTAATAACGGTTTGTCAGTCATTCGCCTAAACGAGCTAATGATAGGCGCGGCGACCTTGTTTGATAAAAGCGCCGTGCAATGGATCAACAATCCCAATGCTATCCGGCACGGCAACGTCAATTATCTGTCTATCGATGACAATGGCTCAGATATATTAGGGTCAGCACGGACTGAGCGCTCAATAGAATACTACCCACGAGCAGACAACCGCGAGCTACAGAACTTGCGGCGCATACTTATCACCAAAGCCACTATTACTCGCCAGCTCGACGAGCGCTTGGACGCAGGCAAGCTTATAACGGTTGACAACAAAACATTGGTAGCCTTAACCGCCGCGCACCGATTCGAGTCAGGAGCGTTAGGCGGTCCCGCTGTTATGGCAACAAAAGCGTGGCTTGCTGGCGTGGAGGATAGATCATGAGTCTTGTATCACCATACATACACCCCGCCAAACTTATCAGCTACGACAACACCAATCGCACGGCTAAAGTTTCTATCGCAGGGCTTACGGATGGCGTAGAAGAAGGCATCACCGCCATGATTGCCTACCCGATAGGCGATGATGACATGGACACAGAGCGCGAGCTGATAGCTGGTGCTGATGTGTGGGTGTTCTTTGAGCAAGGCGACACCTCAATGCCAGTGATTGCTTTTTACCGTCGTCACGGGCAAGGGCGAGCGGTGGTGGATGTTCGCCGCATACGTCAAGAAAATATCGAGCTACTAGCACGCACCAGAATAACCTTGGACGCTAAAGACTTGGTACATATTAAAGCCAAAACCATCACTATTGATGCAACCACCGTCAATCTTAATGCCAGTAACTTTAACGTCACCGCAGAAACGAGCGTTAAAGGCAACATCGGACAAGTGGGCAACTACTCAATGCAAGGCAATCAGTCAATCACTGGCAGCCATACCGTCAACGGCAATAGCACCTCTTACGGCAACCAGACAATCAATGGCAGTGTGTCTGCCACAGGCGATATCAAGGCGGGCGGCATATCGCTTAAATCTCATAAACATGGCGGCGTTGATACTGGCGGCGGCTCAACCAGCGGCCCACAATAACATTTGCTAGAACACAGCATTAATAGGCGTAAAACATGAAACTACTTAATACCATGGCAAACATGCTGATTAGCAATCGTGAGATGAAACGGTCTGCCACGCCAGCGGGCATTGGCGATGTCAATCGCCAGTATGAAGCGCTTAATCAGATGGAGCTTGGCACCTTTAACAGCCCTGAAAACGCGCCGCGAACCCGTCAAGATATCTACTCAACGTGGGAGCTGATGCAAAAGGACCCACAAATAGCAGAGGCATTAAGCTTGCATGTTACGGCAGCACTCGGCGGGCATGAAACCACGGGTGACATGATATTTATTACCCCGCATGAGCGCGTGCGTGGTAAAGGTCGACGAGCAAAAGAGTTGCGCGATAGGGTGGAGCGTGAGGCATTGCATATTGCGCCCATTATTAACCGTTACGCCTTCACCTTAGCGCGTCAAGCCATCGCCTATGGGGACAGTTACGCACGTATCTATACTGACAAGCGTAAGGGCGTGGTAGGACTTATGAACAATCGCCATACCGCGCCATCGCTTATTATGCCGTTTGAGCAGGCAGGCGAGACAGTCGGCTTTCATGGGTTAGAGGAAGAGGACTACGAGCGCTCTATTGCCAAGCTTACTCCTAGACAGCTATTGCGCGTCAAGATGCAGCGCATCGAGGTGATACCGCAGATGACCATGCAGGTATGGCAAGACAGAAAAACGCTGATCTATGATGAGCGCTGTGACAATCCCATCTTGCCAGCGGAAATCGGTGGCTCATTCCTCTATCCAGTAGAGAAGCCGTGGAAGGATGTTGTTATTAGCCTTGCAGGACTGAACAATCAGCAAATAGCCGATAGTGTCAAGCAAGCCTTTTTAACCGTCAACATGGAGGGGATGCCGCCCAGACAACAGACAAAGTATAAGAAATCCATCACCGATATGCTGACCAACTACCGCGATCAGATACAAGAGGCGTTTAAAGGCGGTGAGGCATTACACGGCACCAAATATCATGTGTTGCCGCAATGGGGTGATAAGCAGATATTGCAATCAGTAGGGGATTTATCACAGCGCAATATGCCACTAAACCCTGAAACGCTCATGCTCAACCTTCGCCGCGTGGCAGGTGGTCTGGGGATTGATTTATCCTTAGTCGGTTGGGCGGATATGCTGGCAGGCGGACTGGGTGATGGCGCGTCTTTTCAAACGTCCGCACAAATTATGCGTCGATCTAACCTTATTCGCACCTCGTTAATTGATGCCTTTAATCACTTAATGAGCATTCATTGGGGTATCAAGTACGGGGAATATTTTGATGCTAAAGAGTACCCGTGGCAGTTTGACTTCTTCTCAGATGCTGGAGCCGCTACCGCGCAAGCACTAAGCAATAAGCAAAACAAAGCCAACACACTGACTATCGAGATGCAGGCAGTACAGATGATAAAGGACTTGGGACTTGGCAAAGAGGCGACACAACTCATGCTTGAAGACCGCTTGGACTACGACTTATCTTTTGCAGAGAAGGTCGCTATTGCCATTACCGCGCCACCAATGGGCGAAGAGGGCTTGCCAGCAGGGATGCCGCAACCTCCTAGTAATGCCGATATGAGCAATAATCCTGAAGACGACGACTTGCCAGATGGCCTAGACGATATGGAGGATGACTATGAGGACTGATCTAGTGCAAGGGCTAATCGCTAGCAAAAATGATGTTGGGCGCGTAAAAGTAGGTACGGCAACCAATTCGCAGTACATGCAGTCTTTACAGTTACTCTATGGTAAATTACGGGTACATGAAGCGTTATTGCAGTGTATGTATGTGGTCAAGATTGAAGACATATTCGGCAATGGCCCTAACATTCCTTGGTTTAGAGATAAAACATTATGCTACCTAGCAACTGAGGCGGATATGTCGCTAGGCAGTGCTGAGAGTGAGTCATTCTATGCAGGCGCATATCAAGCCAGCTATTTGACGCAAAAGTCATCGGACGATATGGACATGACCTTTATTGAAACCCTTAATGCTGATATCTCTAATTCATACCGCGCCTGTCACAAACTAGCGTTTAATGACGATGGCACGATGAATGAGTCGAAAAAGTACGCTTTTAAATTAAGCGTTGGGCTTATCAATCATAAGAAACCCAATAGCGAGCCAGTTATCAATAGATCGTGGCTCGTTGGTGCCAAAAGCGCCCGTCCTGAGATTAGTAGTACGGGGCGTAGTGAGATTGTCAAAGTGCCAGTAACCTTTCAGAAGCTCAGGCCACTTATGTTTGAGCGATGATATCTCTTAGCTAATAACCCACTCTTTGAAGTGGGTTTTTCTTTGCCTAACATTCAGCGGAACACCCCCGCTGCATAGCCGCCAAACCTTGTCACAATAAACCTATCTTATTATCCCTAACAAACATAGGCGTCCTGCAATGGCATATATCACACTCAATAAAGCGCATACTCACCATAAAACAACTATCAATGGTCAGCCTACTAGCCAGTATAGCCGCTACGAAACAGGTTTAATCACTGGCAACAAGCGAGACTTGCCAGCCATTCTAGCGGATAGTACGGGCAGTGACGGCTATAGTTTTGATAGTGCAGTCGGTAGTGCTGATGATAGCTGGCACGTATTAAACGCCTTTGATAAACAGGGCTTGTATGTCGATAGTATTGCGGTTGGCGGCGCTATGGATGCCGATCACGCTACCGTGGTAGCGCGCACCCAGCTTGACAGCCTAGGCGCAGCTAACCTAAAAGTGATTGGTGAGGGATTGGTTCAGTTTGACAGTATCAATCAATCGAACGCTGGCACGTTTTCAGTTGACGCCATCAACAAGCTTATGGACAACCCTTCGCAGGATAAAAACTACCTACCGATCATTACCGCCTCAGAGCTTGCTTATGAAGCTGATCGCGTTACCTTTGACAGTGTGGAGTGGGGCGAAGGAGCAGAGCTATTAAGCCATGACGGGCGTGATAGCACACTCATGCTAGACATGACTCGTGCCGATACTCGCAGCGACTTAGTAAACGAATTTGAGCTTGCAGACGTACTCGACTTGCTGGGCGCTGAACCTGAGCAGAGCTTTGATGCCTTGATGGACACCAAAAACCGTTTAGGGCTATTGAAAGATCGCTTATATAACGCGATGAGCCGTGCCGGTAACGATACGGTATCAGTTACTAATGTCACTGAAACCAAGCCATTTAAGCGCCAGGGCGTGACTAATATTGCCTTTGTGTTTGATCTATCAGACGGTCAAAAATTGTCTATCTGGTTCCACAATCCAGACAGTACGCCATCCAAGTTAATGCCAAGCGATATCATGATTAGCTGGAAATGGATGTTAAACAAGCGTGATGTGACCGCCGCATTATCACCAAAACAAGGTGATAACGTCCAGTTGCCTGCGCTGGCTAGTCGAATCATGCGCGTAGCTGCCAAAAACTCTATGCCATTTAAGCGTACACAAGCCAAGCGCTTAAAGCTAGATAATGAGCTAGCAGAAGCAAAAATGACGATTGAAAATAAGACTGCCACTATCGAGCAGTTGGATCAAGATATTGCCAGCCTAAATAGCCAGATTGATGCGGCTATGAAAGCGCCTAAAGTTGAGCTTGTGGTTGAGCCGGTCGTCGAACCTGTTATAGAAACGTCGGTAGTTGACGAAACTGTAGCAGAGCCAGCTGGCCAAGACAGCACTACGCAAGATGACACCGATGTCGCAGCACCTATCACTATCACAGGTAAAGAGATTGACGTAAGTGAGGATGTTGATTTTAAAACAGCAAAAAACAATGCGATGGCATATTTTGACAACAATTTAAAAGATAAGGTTGTTTTCTGTCCTGCCATTGACAGTGATGTTTTGTTGAGACGGCGCGGTGGTAAACATATTGCTAAAGCAAATCATACGTTTCGTGAAAAACTAAAGCTGGTGGCCGCTATTCCTGAAATGATTAAACAGGGCAAATATGGGCATTACACTGCTTTGAACAAAGAAAAAGGCTCTAATATCGAAGGGTATTATGTATTGAATGTTGCAGTGGTAGTAGGTGGCAATCTAAAAGCAGCAAGAGTCGTACTGGAGAAGAATAACGAAGGCGAGGTTTTATATGACATAGGTATAGACAAAAAAGAAGCCTTAGCAGCTCTAGGGGATACTATCACCAAAAATACATTTGATGGGTTCACCGGATCTAGCCAATACCAAGACTTCTTAGATGAATCTTACCAAGCGGATGACAGTGATGTCAACCAGTTTGACAATGTGCTTGAAACAGCGATCCCTGATAACTATTCAGGGGTTGCTTCAAGCACACTTAATATTAAAGCACCAAATAGTGAGGATGTCAACCAAGATCAAACTATGTTCGATAAGGCAGACCTTGCAACAGTCGATGGGGTGCTGAATATGTTTATTTTAAACGAGACATCTATCGAAGATACCGCAAATCACAACACTGATAACGAATTAGCTGATACTAATCCTAATGAAAATACTAGTACCTATGTTGCTGATTCGTTTAGCGAGCTGAGCTATATATCAGTTACTAAAACCGATGATAACCAGTACGAGGCATCAATAAAATCAATAAATAACGATAGCAAATTATCCGGCAGCTTAACCGAGATTAAAGGCTTTATCTCTAACTACTTAGAAGGCTTAGGCGCGGATATGTCAGTTTTGTCCCTAACTAATGGCGCGGATGTTTTGAAAACCGACACCGATCCAGATCACACCCCAACCAACCCCAACAACAAAAAAATCACCAAAGGCAAATCCAATAAGGCCAAAACCCCTAAAGGCACCAAAATTGAAAGCGTCTTTGCTTTAGTTGATGCTAAATTCTTGATCGCCTCGCATACCGCGAACGGCAGCAAAAACCCTAAATACCCACAAGAGCTACAGCCGCGTGACCGTGCGCGTGAATCCTCTATTGCTTGGGTACAAAAAACCTCAAGAGAACTTGATCCTGAGAGCTTAGGTCGTACTGGCCGTGTTGATACCGGCGCGCCTATCGTGGGTGATGACCTAGTGGTAGAAAGCGGCAACGGTCGCACTATTGCGATCAAGATGGCCTACGCCAATGGCGATGCTAGCGAGTACAGAGAATGGCTTGCTGAGAACGCTGATATGTTCGGTATGACCGCTAAGCAAGTAGAGAGCTATAAGCAGCCTATCCTTGTGCGTATGCGTACCACGCAAGTGAACCGTAGTGAGTTTGCAGTAGAAGCGAACCAAGACGACAAACTAAGCTTTACCGCCTCAGAACGCGCCAAATCAGATGCTAAGCGTGTTAATGCTGGCATGTTAGAGCTATTCGATCCTAGCGAGTCAGGCGACATCTTAGCCGCCAGTAACCGCCCATTCGTAAAATCGTTTCTAGCCAGCCTAGGCGCGACAGAAGCGGCGCAATATACCGACAGTAACGGCAATCCAACTCAAGCGCTAGTCGCTCGCATTAAAGGCGCATTGTTCAGTAAAGCCTATGACGATGACCGCTTGCTTGAGATGATGGCAGATCAAACAAAGCCTGAGCTACAAAACACCCTAAACGCCCTAACAATGGCCGCGCCTAAGTTTGTAGCAGCACAAGCGGTCAACCGTAGTGACGCGCAGGACTTGGCTGAAAAAGTGGTTGATAGTGTCGAGCAGTCGCTAAGCGACGAGGTTAAAAACGCCATTGTTGATGCCACCAACATGATTATGAACGCCAAGCTTAGCAATCAAGATATTAAAGAATACGTGCTGCAACAAGGGTTATTTGAGCAAGTGGACGATGCCACCGCTGAACTTGCGGTATTCCTAGCCGCTAATGCTCGCAGTGCTAAGAAGATGACCGATTATTTCAATGCAATGGCAAGCTATATCGAGCAGGACAGCGTAAGCCGTCAAACACTAGATATGTTCGGTGAGCCTGAGCCGCTATCACTCGCTGATGTTATCGCACACGCCAACAACCAAGTTAATGATAATACCGACACTATAGGGACGCTTGATATGTTTAATGAGACGGTAGTAGAAGAAGCGGTAGTGACTGACAACCAAGCTACCACAAGCGACAAGAATTACTCATCCAGCAACCCTTATGCTGCTTACGCTAATGATGACGAAGATGCTATGAATAACGCCGACCAATGGGAGGCCAGAGAGCCGCTAACAGAAAACCGTTTGGATCAGCTTAACAAAATGGCAGAATCGCTTGGTTTTAGCACCTTTATCGAATCAAGACATGCAGGCTTAGGGGTATTCCAAGCAGCCAAAGAAGTATCTAATCGCAAGGTCGAGATTGACGGTAAATTCAAAAACAATGACGGCCAGTCATCAAAAGAAGCGCCTAGAGACTTCACTATCGAAAAATCTGAAAACGGAAACATTGTTGATTACCAGTACACCAACGACTTATCAGATTATATTAAAAAGGCGAACGACTGGCTAAATCAAGCCAGCCCACTTGACGACTTCAACACAGCCAACCTAGCCGCCAAAGTCGACGGCATAGTCAATGAGATAAACTCAAGCGACTTTGACCCAGAGATTTTTGATGTTGATGCGCTAAGCGCTATTGCTGAAGAAGCTGAGGGCAATAGCGAGCTTACCGCAAAACTTGAGGCTGCAAGTGAGGTCTATCAAAACAAGTTGATGACTATCGCCATGCAAGCGATGTCTGACATGGCAGGCAACTAATGCCAAACGCGCCAGCCACCAACAAAAACAAGACTACCAATGGCAATACCATTGGTAGCACCTGGGGCGAGAAGGGTTTAAATAAAAACCTTGTCGTCAAAATACGGCCCGTGATCGAAGGGAATATTGAGGGCGGGCAAGGGGCACAGACTTATGAGGTTGATACCAACCAGCCTACGGTTGAGTCTATCTTTGAGGATGCTGAATTCACCATCGAGTCGCAGTACAGCACCCCTTTTGAGTCCTCAAACCCAGAGGGTCGACTACCTAACTTAATGGGTATGATTCAGTCAGGGCAGGCCGCTGCTGCTGGCTACAGTTTGTTTGCTGCTGGTGGTGGCGTAGTCGCTGACGCGGCTGATGCGGCTGCTAGCTTCATCGGCGCCAAAGGTATTGTTGAAAAAGGCCAAGCTGAACTAGAGGGACTGCTGGGTAAATCCAACTTTACCAAGCTCAATAGCCGCCAAATTTTCACCTCGTCAAACTCAGTACGCATCACTGGTAGCCTTGTCTTTCAAGCATGGGCTGATGCCGCAACCGAGGTTGAGGCAGCGGTGAGTCAGTTGCAGCGCTGGGCGTCCGCTAAGAGCTTATCAAACACATCGCTGATTGTCGGTGCGCTTGATGAGGGATTATCAGCCATGTTCCCGTCAGAGATACCGCCAATGGTTCAACTGCAATACGGCGGCAAAACCTATAAGCCACTGGTGATTGAGAGCGTATCAGCACCTATTACTGCGCCAATGACCAAGGACGGCAACCGTATAGCTGTCAAAGTGCAAGTCACCTTCTTATCCCTCACCGCATGGGACCAACAAAATATTATAGATATGGGTCGTTAACCCCAAAGGATAAACATGGAAACTACTTTAGACGTACAGCTTTTAGAGACCAATGTATTGCTGCCCGACCTTCAGATAGGGCAAGCAATGGATATTGCCAAGATACCCGTGGCATTCAATGAAAAACGATTAAGCGCCATGATCTCGCACTTAACGGGCAATCCTAGCTTGGCTGGCAAGTTAACCGCACAAGAGCGTTATTTTGTCCTACTTAATCACCAAGCGATATCGCAAAGCCAGCATATCGGGGACAGTGATATTGATGGTTACGCCCTGCCTACTATTCAGTCAGATGTGCCAAAGTGCCACCAAGTGGGTGATATGTATGTTAATCACTTGCTAGGCGCTCATGTCGTCGTACTTGAGGGTCTTTGTGAGAATGTCTACGACTGGATTGTCGGACAAATGGCCTGCCAGCTTAGTGGTGATATCTCATCCGTGATTGGCGGCGACAGTAGCGACGATCTCAAGTGGGACGTGATTGATGCGGGCATGACTGATAACGAGATTAACGAGGCGATACAAAGCCGTATCAAGATTATCGATAGATTGGATGCTAACGGCAACTTTAATATATTGCATGATGCCTATAGCGTAGGGGTTGATGCACTATCTCACTTCGTAGTGCTGGGCTGTGAAAACAAAGGTTTAACCGTTATTAGTCAAGGAGGTGATGGCAGCAATGAGCCGTCACGATTTCTCACCCTTGATAGCTTACAAGGGATCGCCAGAGTTATTGCAGAGTGCGTTGCTTGATGATGCGTTTGTGATGGTGGAACACGGCAATATGAGCTTGCCAGAAGCGCTTAAAATAGGACTATCTTTTTTAACAATGTACAAAACATCGTCAAGTTTTGATTTAGTGTCTAAGCGCCTAGAAAGCGAGCATCTACATAAAATTGCTGTTATTAGTCGTCTTGATGCCATCATTAAAACCAATCAGATACGCAGATAACGCAATCAGATCACGACAGTGATTATATTTAATCATCAATTTAATTGGGATAGACAATGCCAGACAAATACTATTCAGCTGTGCAGACAACCAAACTACTGGCATTGTCAGGTAGCGGTACGGTTATTAGCGCAGTCAGTGTGATGGTACAACTCAATGAGCCTCACACCTTTTTATATCTAAGTTTACCGTATTGGTATTTTTTAGTAGCGACAATTTTACTGGTTTTTGTGGGCGCAGGGCTTGCAATGACCAACGATTACATGAAGAAGCAAGGCACATTTTGGGGCAATCTGCTGCTAGCGATAGTGGTTGGTTTTATCATCTCATTCGTTATCTTGCCAGCAATCAATGACAAGCCAACGGTCGCCATTATGATGCTAACCGCTTTTTTTGGTGGACTACTTGGTACGATATTTTTACGCATGATACTAGAATTGTCAGCAGATGACGATCTCAAGGTGGGTGTTCAGTCTATTGTTAAAAACCTTATCCTAAAATGGATCAATAGATTCTCAGGGGGTGATAAGTGATACCTATCATCAACACATTATTAGCTTTTACTGGCCTCATGATATGCACCTGTTGTTTATTGTCAGATCGATTCAATACAACATCAAAAGAAACCCTTGGACAGTTGGGCGGCTGGATTATCGTATGGATATTCTTAGTCTCAGCGTCACTACCAAGCAGTAGTTTTGAGCCGTCGTGGTCTACCACAGCAGCTCGAACAATCGTTTTGATTTTAAATATTTGGCACTTTAAAAAGTTGATTATTAGGCGATGCAAAAGAGCGCACGGCCTACGCAAACCAATTAAACAAAAAGAGGTGTAATCATGGCAATTATTGAAATGCAAAAAGAGCTGGGCGTACTTGCTGATGGTTGGTGGGGCGGTGACTCGCAACGAGCCTACCTAGCACAAGGCAAACAGCTTGATTTTAACTGGGCTTATCTGAGACGCAAGCTAGCAGGCTCTTTTAGTCAATCTCAAGTAGATGGCTTTAACCGTATTATGGCAGCTTGCAACCGTGCCAAGCTGTCGCCGCAGCACGCCGCCTATATTCTAGCGACTGTATGGCATGAGAGCGCCACAACCATGACTCCTATTAATGAGTATGGCAAGGGTCGCAAAAAGCGTTATGGTCAATGGTTTAAAAACAGCAAAGGGGTTGTTTATGGCATTCGTAATGGCAATCTTAGCCGTCCGGCTTACTTAAAATCTGATTATCCTCACCTATTTTTTGGGCGCGGGGATTGCCAGCTTACGTGGCTCGATAACTATATCAAGTTGGGGTTAATACTAGGCGTAGACCTTGCTAACAACCCCGATCTTGCGCTTGAACCCGATATTTCAGCCGACATATTAGTAACCGGATCAATGCAAGGTCTGTTTACCGGCAAAAGTATTCCGCATTATGTTACGTTTGGCACTTTTAATGAGTTTGTGCTGGCGCGTTATGTCATCAATGGACGTGATAAGCGCGATCTTATTGCTGGATATGCTAAAACTATTATGACTGCCATACAGTTTACGGATGATAAATCCGATATGCTTGCAGCCTAAAATCAACTAAGAAAGGATTAATCATGGCAGACATGAAACGATTTAACGCACTAAAAAAAGTAAATGCCAAGCCAATGAGCCGTCAAGAGTATAACGACTTGCGAGGCTGGCGTTTACCGGCAGATGAAGATGGTAGCGATAAGGGGTATTTGATTGAAGATATCAATAGTTCGCCTAATACTTTGGAGTTTGACGGTTATGTATCGTGGATGCCCAAAGAAATGTTTGATGACCAGTTTTATGAATGTACTGCAGGACAAACAGGCGACTTACCAGTTAAATGCACCGCACCTTCTGATCCCGAACACGAATTAACCGAAGATGAAATCGCTACGCTGGCAAGTGGCGGCTCTTTATGTGATTGCTGTGAGTTTGTGGAAGGTGGAAGCGAACACCCAATCAAAGAAGGTGATCTTGTTGACTTTGGCACAGCCCTACACCTGATGGAAGTGGGCGAGCGTGTGCAGCGTGAAGGCTGGAACGGCAAGGGTATGTTTGTGTATATCGTGCCAGCCGCAAGCTATCCAGCACAGCGTAACACCAAGGGCGTGTTAGTGGGCGACTATCCTGATGACATGGTGCCATACGGTGCGTATATCGCCCTTAAAACCGCAAGCGGCGAAGTTGTACCGTGGACTATCAGCCAGTCGGACGCACTTACTACGGACTGGATGCTGGCTGTCTAGTACAGTAAGTAATTGCCTTGCCTCTTACCAAGCCCTATCAAAAAGATAGGGCTTTTTTGTGGAACACACTAAAAGCTGGCAAGTCGTTATACCTCATAATAAGGAATCGATAACACCAACCAGGCCACCAATTATGAAAGAGAAACTTGCTATATTAAAAAGACTTCGGACCGCGCTTGCCAGCTTCAAGGCGTCTGATAATATTCAAAGCCGCGCAAGCACTGCTAAAGACTTGTTATCTGTCTTAAAAGAGCTGGGTGCGTTCGCCAAGTTAAAAACAGACAACACGGTGCAGTCGAACACAGGTACTAAAGATCAGTCCAGCCAAATGGTTGACCGATCTAGTATTGCGGTTCCTGAAAAGGCGGCCGCCCGCCAAAAAGCCAATGACGCCGCTATCGAGTTGCTGGCAAGCATTAAAGAGCAAGGCTTAACCCGTGACGACTTAACCGATGAGCAGTTAGAAACACTTGCTAAATATACCGGTAGTGGTGGCGGATTAAAGGCTAAAGCCGATGAGAACGGTAAGCGGCTTCGTGGTAGTCAGTACGAGTATTATACGCCGCTAGATGTTGCTAGCGCCTTGTGGGACTTAGCAAGCGAGACGGGGTTTAGTGGCGGCAAGGTGCTTGACCCAAGTGCGGGGACCGGTGTGTTTGCAGCGACTAGCCCAGAAAGCGCTGTTATTGATAGTATCGAGCTTGATGAGACATCGGGGGCCATTGCTCAATTACTGAATGATGGTGAGCGCAGTAAAACGATTATCTCTCCTTTTGAGGCGCAGGCCAAAATCATGGCGAACAATAGCCTTGATATGATTATTACTAACGTACCGTTTGGTGGTAACAAGGTGCGCGGTGACAATCCGAAAGAGGATGACTGCTATAGAAAAGAGTCGCTTGAGAATTACTTTATTTTAAGATCACTTGAGAAGCTAAAATATGGCGGATTAGCGGTATTTATCACGCCCACTTCGGTCGTATCAGGACGCGCGAACGATAAGAAAAAACTACGCAAGCTCACCAGCCTAAAAGCCGACTTCTTGGGGGCATATCGTATGCCAACAGAGGTTTTTGATCAAACTGGCGCAAGTGTTGTGACTGATGTTGTTATCTATCGCAAACACAGTAGCGATGCCACAGATCAGATAATGGACCTATACAATGGCGGCGGTATTGATACCCTTGCTCAATCAAAAGTATTTTGGGATGACTACCTAAGCGGTGATTACTTTAAAAAAGCTGAACATAAAAAATTCATCTTAGGTGACGAAACTACAACCATAAACCAATGGGGTAAAGAGATTGAGACCGTTAAGGAGAATAAGAAAAACCCTAAAGTGTCAAAAATGCTTAAAAAGTTTGGTGACAGCCGTATCGACTGGGATATGTTGGGTTCGGCAGGTGTTGAAATTATTGATTACAAAAACGGCGATGTCGTATTTCAAGATGGCAAGCAATTAGAGTATCAAGACGGACGCTGGCAGGCGATAGAAAAAGAAGTGACTAGCACTGAGCTTGAGATACAAAAACAACTTGCCAGCATGGGTAGTGCTATCGACATGGTGATGGCTCGCGTGACCTATGAGCAGATAAGCGCCACGTTTGAGTATAGCCAAAAAACGGGTCAAGCAGGATTAATCCCTAGCGATGCTTTGTCCATGTTAGATCGCGCCTCAAAAAGTGCCATCGCTGATCGCCCCGCTGCATGGAATTGTGTATTGTGTGCGCAAGCTATCCGGGAGGCTATTGAGCTACATGAATATGGCTATGACTTTAAGAATGGCGAGCCTGAAATCACAGATTTTATGAAATACGCCTTTTTAGATGGCAAAAACGCTAAGTTATCTGGTGACGCCAAGCAAGATCATAAATTCGTAGCACTGTATTATGCCAATGGCAAGTATAACGACGCTTGGCTTGGTAATATAAATAGCGAGGTTGTCGATAATGGCGCCGCTAAGAGTTATCAAAGCGTTATTGCACGTATTCAGTACGAAAATAAAAGCCTTCATATCACGCCTGAGCAGCTAAAACAGATTGATCCTACCGCTGATCCTATCAATAACGATGACTGGTTTGTCAATCATGATGGCAGCCAAATTATCGCCGCTAATGACTTCTTAGTCGGTAGTTTGTCGGACCGCTTAAAAGATATTGATAAGCAGATTGAACTTACTAATAATGAGCAGATTAAAGCCAAACTTATTAAGCAAAAATCTATTGCCCGTGACAGTGTGGCGCGTATCGATGTTAAGCGCCTTGAGCTTGATCTTCGTACCCCGCTTATTAGTGCTGAAGACAAGGTAAGGTTTTTAAAGCAAACGGTCCATAAAGACGCTTTTGTCGCTTATAACGCACAAGGTCGCGGCATTGCAGATATCGATATTAAAGGCAGTAGCACCAAAGACAGTCTTGAGAAAAAAGACAAGGACAAGCTGTATAATCGTATCGGTGATTGGCTTGGCAAAGGAACCGTCACGCTAGGCAGCGTTAAGCTTGAGACTATGAGCCAGCGTGAGGCCCTAAACTGGATGACGGAGCAGATCAATACCGCTAACATCAAGTTTAATTCATGGGTTAAAGCCAATAAAAACATCATGTCAGGTCTTGAGGATATGATGACCAATGAAGACAATTTATATTTCACTCAGAATGCAGATGAGACGCCGATTGATATTGCTGGCATGAACCCCGAACTTAGCTTGCATGGCTATCAGAATGCCGAGGTGCGCAAGCAAGGCCGCTTCTTTGGCGGTATTAACGGCTTTGGCGTCGGACTTGGTAAAACCTTCACCTCACTTGCCAGCGTCCAGCATGTGCATAATATTGGCGTTAAAAAGAAAACAATTTTTGTGGTTCCTAACAGCGTGTTGTCCAACTGGCGCAAAGAGGCTGCTTTTGCTTATCAAAATACCGATGATTGTATTTTTGTGGGCCTACGTGAGGATGGTGAAAAATTCCGTGTCATGTCAAACAAATATGACGAGGACTTACTAAGCGCTATCGATGGCAAGTACCGCAAAATATTCATGACGTTTGAGGCGTTCAAGCGCATTCGCTTAAAGGACAGCACACTAGGCGATTATGCGGACTACATCAAACAAAACGATACCGCCTTTTCAGAAAAAGAGTTGCAAAAAGACAATGAGAAAGTAAATGGTTTAACCGCTGATCTTATCGAGCGTTTGACGATGAACAGTAACGCGCCATTTTTGGAAGATATGCGCGTAGATAGCGTGGTGATCGATGAGGCCCACGCCTTTAAAAACTCGATTACCGCACCTAACACTGACGACCGCATTAAATACCTATCACAGCCTGGTCAATCAGCGCGTGGTGAGGATGCGCAAGCCAAGCTTTGGTATGTGCGTGGCAGCACGCCTAATAACGATGGTGTACAGCTACTCACAGCGACGCCTATCACCAATAGTCCGCTTGAGATTTACTCTATGTTATCGCTGGCAAGCGGCCGTGATACGATTAATAAAATGTGCGGCGGTATCAATGGCGCTGATGACTTCATTCAGATCATGTGCCAGATTCAAGAAGAGGTGATGCCCACTATTGATGGCGGCGAACGCTCGCAAAACGTCTTTACCGGTATTCGCAACGCTAATATCTTGCGTACTGTCATTGGATCAAATGCGGTTATTAAAGACGCGCAAGATGTCGGTATGTCGGTGGTTATCCCAGATCGTGAAGAGGTCGCCGTTGAGGTTAATTTAGGCGAAGGCGTAACGGATCAGCTGCGTATGTTCCAAGATGCTTATACCATCGCTAAACAGGTTGAAAAAGATCAGCTCGATAATGAGCTTAACAACCCCAATCACCCGCAAAGCCCGTTTAACCCCAATAGCCCGTTTAGTATTATTCAAAAAAAGTACGGCGAAGAAGTGGAGTTGATGGCTCACCCGTTTAACCTCATTCGCAAGATGGATGTCATGATTGCTGATAGCGAGTTTAGCGAAATGGCAACCTTCTACGACTTTGAGAAGTCACAAGAAAAGCTTGCGCAATCAGTGATTGATAAGTTTAATAAAAAATCTTATTCAGATAGCCGTAAGCGCCTAAGCCCTTATACCAATGAGGATAATGCTAAAGCGGTCTACACTAAAGACGGTGATACAAAGGTTTTTAAAGAATATAAAATCACGGTTGAGGCTAAGATAGTGTTGCACGATGGTCGAAAGCGCATTGTCGTCGACACACTAAACGGTAAAACGCAATCAAGATTTGAAGATATCGCAGATAAAGACAAGCTTAATCTTGATGTGACCACTTCAGCAAAAATCGCCGCCATGCTTGAGAATTTTAAGACCGAACAAGCAGAGCCGCGCGGTGCCAATGCAGACGGTACGACTAGCACTATCGTTAAGCAGATTGTCTTTTGCGACCATCTGTTTTTGCACAACAAGATTAAAAAGTTGATTGCTAAGCGTGCAGGCGTGCCAGCCAGCAAAATCGCGATCATTACCGGTCAGATTAACAATGAACCGGATGAGATGATCGATATTCAAGATGGCTTTAACGCTGAGAGTGACGACAATCAGTATCAGGTGATTATTGCCAACAAAAAAGCTGAGGTCGGTATTAACTTGCAGCGTGGTACGCAGGCAATCCACCATTTAACAACCGGTTGGACCCCTGATAGCTTAGAGCAGCGTAACGGGCGCGGCGCGCGTCAAGGTAACAAAACGCAAAAGGTGGCTATTTATCATTACGATGCTGATGGTACGTTTGATGAGTTTAAACGCACGATGATTGATAAAAAAGACGAGTGGATCAGTAGTGTATTAAAAGACGATGGTAAAAACACCATTGAGGTCACAGGTAGTATTTCGCGCACTGAACAGGACGCGCTTATCTCCACAATGGGCAATAAAGACGCTATGCGTGAGTATCAGGCCACCAAAGACGCCAAAGAGAAGGAGGTTCGGTACAATGCCGCCGTTAAGCGTCAAAGTATCAATATGGACGTAGTGAATGAGCAGGCTAGCATGATGGCAAACCTATCTCTTGATAAGTTTTATGAACAGGCTGTTATCAATGTGGTCAGCCTTATTCGTGACAATAGAAAGCTTCTCACTAAAAATGAGAAATCTACTGCCAAGGCAGACACCCGCAAAAAGAACGAGCTGCTTTATGAGAACTCAAAACAGATCGCGCTTGACCAGCTAAATGATATTTTAGACTCGGTGAGTGTGCAGCGTTATGAGCAGGCTGAGGATTGGAATAAAACGCACAAGTATGTCCCTGTCGGTGGTATTGCTAGCCCTGATACCACAGCAGACAGTATTTATGACAGCATAATGAATGATACTACTGAGTACCCACCAAGCAAGACGGATGAGTGGGCTAAGACCTTTACCAATAAACAGGTGCTAGGCAGCCCTTATAGCTTCAGTAACGATAAACTTATTATCAACGAGGGCGGTATCTATCAAGCGGCTTATGACGAGGTTAAAGAAACCGCTGAAGGGCTTATTAATCAGTCCGTTATTGCAGCAAACTACATTGCCGAAGAGACAGGCATTGATGGTATTAGCTTGCCCGCTGATGCTGGCGAGCGGATTGCTAGAAAAGAGGCGGTTATTGTGAATGGCGTTTACATTCAGGTGGGTTCAATCGTTATTAAACCGCAAGCTGGTGATAGGCCAGACGCTATTTACGTGGCTCGCATGGATAGCGGTAAGCTGACGCTAAGTAAGATTGGCAAGGATCGATTTAGTGGCAGTAACGGGGTTTATTCTATCTCTAATAACACGCCAGCAGGGGTTATCTCTAGTACAGATAAAGTTATTAACAAGGGTAGTGGTGATTACTTGAGTGCAATAAAGCAAATGGCCGCCTTTGAGGACAACTTGCACCTACAAGGCGCTTTAAAACCGCTGGCAACCAAGTATAGCGATATGATACCAGAGGTGGCAGAGTACCGCGATGATAGCATTAGACCCGTATGGACCATGAGCGCTGACTTCGGTGGCAGTCATGCCAATATTGAAAATAGTCCTATCGCTATCGTGTTACCCTTGTTTGTTTTAAACGCTGGCACGCCGTTTGCTAAAGCGATGTTGGTTCAGTATGAAAAACAAGGCTTTGAGATTAACCTTGATAACGGAACCTTTATGGCTAAGGACGATGTTACTGTTAAGCGCAATCACTACTACCCAGGGCAGACCGATTACTTTAATGCCGTTACTGATCTCATTAAAAATAGCGGGGTTAAGATTGCAGCAAGCGATAAAGAAGTCGTTGATAATGACCGTATTCTTTATAGCCTGCTAAAAGAGAATGGCGCCGCTACTTTTGACGCTGTAAAATCCGCTAAAGAGTCGATAACGGCTGAGACTGACCCAGCAAGCTTTGAAGGTATTGCGACCGCTATTTTTGACAATCACCTATACGATGACAAGTATATCGATAAAGATATTGGCGACGATGTTAAACTAGCATTAATCAATACTGCCTACAAAGATGCTTCACCTACCTACATTAGATCGTTTGATGTGATTGAGTATTTTACCGAAGCGTTAAAAAAAGCTGTTATCAGTGAAGCGGCAAGCAAGGCGGCAAAAAATGGTGATAGCGTCGAGCAGTTTTCAGAAAATCTAGGTTTGGATGGATCAAAACTGCAAGCGATTTTAGATGGCGGGGCGACTGAGCATAATATCAATGAGTTTGGACGTTTTGATGACCTAAAAAGCACGGTAGATAAAGAAAAGGCGAAGGCGTATTTTGAGGCTTTTGAAGGTGGTAGCATTACCGCGCTTAAGGCCAATATGAAAGTTGACTTTACATTAAGAGCATTTATATTAAACAATAGCAAGGCGGCGGATAGCGAAAGCGACCTACCTCCAAACACCAAGGTTTACATTAGTGGTGACACTAAAGAGCATAAAGACTCAATAAAGGCTTATGCGGTAAGTCGTGGTGTTAATATAGACGGAACATCTAAAACGTATTTTTGGTACGGTAAAAAGAAAGTTTGGGTGATAAGCTTGGCAGCTTGGCAGCACATGATAGCTGATAGACCGCGCTTAATAGAAGAACTCACCATGCAAACTACAATCTAAGGATAAGGCTATGAATTATTTATTTGATAAAGACGATCTAGCGGATAGAACGCAAGCCGCTATCAAGTCGCTTGCTAAAAACAAGCCAGACGCAAACTTTACTGAGTTTGCTGCTAGCGTGATCTTTGATCGCCTAAAGAGCAATATACAGCGATACCGCGTTTATGGTCCTTATTGGTGGGCACTAAAAGACGTGCTACGCCGTATGGATTATAACGTAGGCGATGAGACGGATAGCGATATGGCTGGCAAGTATTGCGGAAGTAGTGACGCTGAAACACTGGTAGCAGCGGACGCCTTTTATCTTGATATGAGTAAAACCAAGCCGGTCAACAACAATACTTGGACGCTTGATGATCGCAAGCCTGATTACGTGCTATATGATAGCGATATGGAAGAACGAGCCAGCGTAGCGGATAGCACGCTCGCTTACTAGCTATAGTTTAAGTTACAACCAACAAAAAAGCCGCTAATTTATTAGCGGCTTTTTTGTTTGCGTTCATTTGCGTTCACGAGAAATGAACGCAAAACAGCCGCAGCCCTTATATATCAGCCGGGAGCCATAAGAAATACTTAATTACGATAGTGTTTTATTCAGCCTTTAAATCATCGAGATAATCAGCATACGCTTGCATCATGTCGCGCCTTTCTTCCAAAAATACCGTTCTATTATAGGCACGCCCGTGCATATCTCGCACTCTATGGCCTAATTGCATTTCCACCAGATTTTCAGGGTATTTCAGCTTCTCAACAATTAAAGTCCTGGCAGTCGCTCGAAAACCGTGTATAGTTTGCTTAGTACCGTCATAACCCAAGCGCTTCAGCGCTTGGTTCATTGTGTTTTCTGACATAGGCTGGACCGTCGTATGCACCGCAGGGAATAGATACTTACTGCGAGCATGTAGTGATAGCTCGCGTACTAGCTCAATCGCTTGTCTTGGTAGTGGCACAATAAGAGATAAGCCTGTCCTACGTTGCGTTTTTCTAGGCGTAAACGTCCAAGTACCCTCGTCCAGACAAAAGTCATTCCAGAGGGCATAACGTAGCTCGCCAGCCCTCACAAACAGCATAGGCATAAGCTTGATAGCGGTTCTAACCTCAAACGATCCTTGGTAGTCATCAATCGCATTTAGCAGTTCACCTAAGTCTTTTGGGTCAAGTGTGGTTGGGTGGTGTTTGGTCACTGGTGTCTGTAACGCACCGATCAAGTCTTGTGTGATATCTCGCTCTGCCCTCGCTGTTTGCACAGCATATCTAAATACTTGACCTGCCATTGTGCGCATTTTTATTGCCGTCTCTAAGTACCCTTGTGCTTCAGCGCTGCGGCAAGCATCTAGTATATCCATCGGTTTAATATCAGTCATAGGCGTGTCGCCAATATACTTGTTCAATCGCTTGATCTGCCGATAGTTATTGGCTTGCGTTGATTTTGCTATGTGTGTTTTGCGACCCATATATTCCTCAGCTATCGCTGCGAACGTATTATTAGACAGCAACAACTTCTCACGATCATCTTCTAGTTTTTTCTGCTGCGGATCAACGCCCTCTGCTAATAACGCGCGAATCTCTTTGCGTTGTTCGCGTGCCTGAGCGAGCGTCACCTCCGGATAAAGGCCTAGAGTTAAGGTGGCATACTTCTTTGTGATAGGCTTTAGGTAGTTCATTCGCCAAGACTTAGCGCCTAGCTTTGTGATATACAAATACATGCCGCCGCCGTCGGCAAGCTTGTAAGCCTTGTTCTCCGGCTTGGCTTGTTTTACCTGACTGTCGGTCAAGGGTTTAATGATTCTAGCCATTTTAAGGGTATCCTGTTTTGGGGTATCGGTCGATACCCTCAAGAATACCCTTATTTTAAGGGTATAGAAAGGGGGTAAATAGTACGATAAGGGATAGTATAGTATGATTAATCCGTTAAAAAACCCCGTAGCCTAAGGCTTACGGGGTAATTTAGTAGAGTGAAGTATAGGTTGATGGCGCGCCCACCAAGACTCGAACTCGGATCGATCGCTTAGGAGGCAACTGCTCTATCCTGTTGAGCTATAGGCGCATTATGGAGTGACATTGTAGAAAAAACGAGTCATAAAAGCAATCAACAAACGATAAATAGGTATGATTTCTTTTTATTTACCATTACTAAGGGCATCAGCGACATTGACTGAGGTGGTCTCTGCATCAGTTTTTATGAGTTTGGCTGGATTAAATAGCTCATCGACACTATTCTTATAACCTTCAATATTATCGTAGTCGTATGATTTTAAAATGTCTTGTCCGGTACTTGATAGTAAAAAATTACGGAATTTAATAGCAGTCGTATTATCTGTCAGAATAACGCCTTCAAGTGTATGATTGTCTTTTACCGCATAATTAAAAGAATTTAGAGTACGTGCTTCTAGTTTATCAGCATCGTTAAAGGTATTGTCTTGAACAATATTTAGCTCTTTTTGCAATATTGAAAGCTCATCACGAGATATATTATTGGCAATAATCATATCTATACTAAACACAAGTTCGTCTGGTTTGCTTGGATGATTATTGTTCTTTGACAAAGTTATGATATCACTGGTGGATACATAGTTTGCCACAACCTGTACATGAGGGTAGCGAGACTCAAAGCGGGTAATGATATCGGCTAAGGGTGCGCGTAGATTGTTTTCTACTTGTAGATATAGGAGACTATCGGCTAGGATATTTGTCTCATCTTCATTTAGCATTGCCACCGATTTATTGTTGTTTGACATAATTGGCAATGGATCTGTATTTTTACGGTTATTACTCCATAACCAAACAAAAACCGCAATGAGAAGTAGCGATAATAAAATTAGACCAGCGAGCAGTAGCTTGTAGTCTTTCATATAGTGCTGCTCTTATTTTAATTGACTTATTTCGAGTTTGAATAACGTATAATGCTTGACCTAGAATGTGTTTCTATACTTTTGATGTAATACCTCATCTGCTAAATCTGCCAACATATCTGCAAAAATATCGGTACTCTCAGTAGGCGTCGATTCACTATTTTTAAAATCTGCTATCGCTGTGGGTACATGAGTCTTATCTTCTGTGACAGGTGAGTAGGCTGAAAGTAAAACATGCTGATCAGTTGCTGTTGCCCAATCGTTGGTTTGATGTGCAGCCAGTGGTGACTCACCTGTTGAAAGCTTATCTTTTAACCAGCTGAAACCATGGGCTTCCCACCATGCTTCAAAGCGTGGTAACGTGCTACCACGTACAGCGGCAGGCAAGTTCAAGGTCCGGAGTTTTTGTGCCAATACTGGGTCACTGATTGTTTGATGAATACTCAGATAGAGTGAGCGGCTGTCGTCAGTATAAGGTTTTCTTTTCTGCCATGATCTATCGTCAATTTTCATACGTGGCAATTGCCATAATTCACCGCGATAATATACAACATATAAGCGTTGTTTAGGATGAACAAATATAGCATCAATAGGACGTAAAGGCATTGTGTTTAATTCCTTATTAATAAAAAGGATTAAGGTTGTTAGGACTTACGCAAAACCAGAGATATATTGCCAACCTAAAGCATAGCGTAGTACCATAATAGTCATGAAGAAGCCTAAAGTAACCCGACTAGATTATTGCCAGTATCTCATGGTGAGCCAAATAAACTACACCATCACCAACTATGCTGATCATCATCCTGAGAACATCAGTCATGACCGTATCAACCGTTATATTAAAGGTGACAAGCTCAAACCTCGTCTAGTATGGGAACAAGTTAAACAAG